TGCTTTTGCATCTTTTTCTGCACGTAGCTGATTATTTAACTCAACTATTTGTTCGTTCAATTTCTGGGTGTCGCCCTTGCTATTAGAAGCGGATTTTTTAGCTTCCAATTCCTTTAGCTTAAGTGCCAATTTAGCGGCTCGTTTGGTGCTGCTTGTTTCCTGTTTAAGTTCTGTTATAACTTCTTCTGGAAGTTTTTCAGACTGGATAAGTGATTCCAATTCTGCATCCAATCCTTTATATGCTTGCCCAAAATAATGATTCTTTAATTCTGGGAAGTTATTTTTTGCGTCTTTTAATGAGAGCAAGCCATTATCAATGGCAGTAACTATATCATCCCCAATTTCCAAATCAGCGCCCAAATTGCCGAGTGCGGTTTTGATATTTTCACTATCAAGATTACCGCCAGCTTTGACAATTAAAGACTTTAAAAAATCATTCAGTTTAGGCATAAATTATTTTTATCTTCCGCGACCCCCACGGCCCCCACGAGGCTTACCACAACCGCCTTTGCAATAAATCATAATTAAGATTGTTTAACAGATTTGGGCGCTACCGGTTTTGTTATTGGATTTGGAACTTGCGATAATCCTGTATTAGTATCGGTTAAAAATGGAAGTGTTTCATCTTGATTTTCTCTTTTTTCAGATATGGGCTTGTTCGCTTGGGTCCCTGCTTGAACACCTTGAACCACCTCAATAATTTTTTGAAGGTGTTTTGGTGTGGATTTATTTAAGGTAATCAAATGCTTATAAGCAGACATAGGCAAATGATCCTCTCTATATTGTACCTGCTTTGATGCCTCATCTATAAGAAGATTTGACCCATTGCTCGTACGAGGGGAAAGCACTCTTAAATATGGTCCATTATATAACATAGGACAAAATTAATTTTTTGAAGAATACAAAAAACGTTGTATACTTGTGTGACGGCACCAATTAGCACCAATCATTTTATGGCAAAATCCATCACGCTTAGAAATATTCCCCCGGAAATCTTCAGAATTATATTGGTTGAACAGCATAAGGAGAAGATAGATAGAAATAAAGGTGTCTTTGGTATTGAACAGACCATTTACAAAATCATAAGAGATTACGAACGATGCAAGAAAGCGGAAGATCAAAAGCGGTAAAACCATTAGGCTGTAAAGCCTATGGAAGTATTCCACATTTACCAGGTAGCCGTTTAGGCCCCGGTGATCATCATTGCGAACTCGGACAAGCTCGTATTGCAACAGAAAAAACCCGCGATAAACATGATTTTGTAATTGTTCAGGAAAAATTAGATGGTAGCTGTTGTGCTGTTGCAAAATTGAATGGGCAGATAATTCCACTTACACGCGCAGGATATCATGTAAAGGATAGTCAATATTGTTCCCATTATTTATTCGGACAATATGTTTACCTTAAAGAAAATGTATTTCAAAAATTGCTCAATGAAGGAGAACGCATAGTAGGCGAATGGCTTTATCAGGCTCACGGCACTGTTTACAATATGCCACATGAGCCATTTGTAGTATTTGATATTTTTAGAGATAATAAACGCGTGAATTTTGATGAATTCTCTGAAAGAACTTATGGAAAATTCCAACGTCCCAAAGTATTATATGCCGGTCATGCCTGTTCAATAGAATATATTATGAATACAGTATTTGGTGTTCATATAAATGGATTTCATGGCGCTGTTGATGGACCAGAAGGCGCAATCTGGCGTGTAGAAAGAAAAGGCGAAGTGGATTTCTTAGTTAAGTATGTTCGACATGATAAAATAGATGGCAAATATCTTCCAGAAAACAATAATGGTAAAATCCTTTTAAATACCTTTCAGCAATGGCAGTTTTGAAACTTTCGCTTTGTATAACCACATATAACCGGCCTGAATTGACTGCCGAATCATTCGCGCAGGTTTATAACGACGAAAGAATAGATGAGATCATTATTTTCGATGATAAAAGTGAAGATCATAATATACGTTGGCTTCAAATGCACGTTTTAGAAAACGATCCTTTAAAGAAAATTCATTTATGGGAAAGTAGTGTTAATGAAGGCATGCAGATCAACAAACTAAAGGTTGTGAAAGCAGCAAAAAACGATTGGTGCATTCTATTTGATAGTGATAATATTTTGGAGCCTAAATATATTGACGCATTCTATAATCATCTTAAATTAATAAGTGCTACTAAACCACGCCCATATCTTATCTATTGCCCTGATTTTGCTAAACCAAATTTCGACTACCGGCAATTTGCCGGAACGACGTATTATGCCATTGAGTGCGCAAGACATGCAAGATTAGATATGTTCAATTGTTTATTAAACACTTGCAATTACATTGTAAATAGACATGCATACGCCCGTATGTTTGTCCAAAATTCCGAACACGTCGCATCTGATACGATCTGGTTTAATTACAATTGGCTTAAAGCAGGTAATGGCTTTTATGTTGTTCCAGGGATGGAATATTACCACCGCGTTCATAAAGACAGTGGATTTATGCAAAATGCTCAATATAATATGCAGAAATCGGCTGAAGTGAGAAATTTAATAATGGAATTATGATAGGCACAATCGGACATTGGAAAGTTTATGATGATCTAACATTCAATTGTCCGAAATGTTTCTTAGTCCATTTTGAAAAAGATTGGCGTAAGAAGTGGGTAAAGGATATGCAAGAATTTCCGATTATTTGCATTAATCCAGAATGCCAAAAATGGTTAGTTGTAATTGTTAAGGACAATTTCGTTCTTGTTACTACTTCCGAATTAAATACTTTTATTAAAAAAACAAACCGCGCAATGAAGAAAAACATCAACGTAGCAATGCATTTGAAAAAATATGCAGATATTTCCCCAGAATGTAAAGTGCTTATGATAAAAGGACTCCAAGAAATGCTTGAGGAAGACCGGCAACAAGAAATTAAAGACCTCGAAGCAAAACTAGAAAGTTTAAAATCGGGCGTCTACCCACCTGTTTCTAATGAAGAACAAGAAAATACATCAGAAGCGACCATAGTAACCGATGAACAGGACTTGCCATTTATCGAGCCCGCGCCTCCCATCAATGACCAACCAGTTAATTCTGATGATTTATGATTCTGCCCAAGCTATATGGAAGATTAGGTAATCAATGCTTTCAAATTGCTGCCGCTATTGCACATGCCAAAAAAATGAAAACTGATTGGCGTGTACCATATCGATCTTCAAACCCTAATGTATGGCCAACTTATTTTAAAAGCTTGCCGGTAGCGCGTGGCGCCGCGACAATGCATGCCTACCAGGAAAAGCGGCACTCTTATGATCCTTTACCTGAACACAAGGACCTTACCTTAGATGGCTATTTCCAAAGTGAAAAATATTTTGATAACGCTAAAGAAGAAATTAGAACCGCGCTTGGATTCGATATAAATAATGGTGGTGGTTATATAGCAATCCATATCCGGCGCGGGGATTATGTAACTCAATTTTCCGATAAGCACCCACCATTATCAATAAATTATTATGATAATGCAATGCTTCGCTTTATGGATATGGGGCATCATGATTTTATGATTTACAGCGATGATATTGAATGGTGTAAAAAAGAGTTCTTATTTAAGGATGATAAATTCTGTACAATATCTGATCCTTTAGCCGCAATGCGTCATATGTACAACGCGGATGGATTTATCATAGCAAATAGTACGTTCAGTCTATTCCCGGCTCTCTTGCGCGAAAATCGCATACCAGTTATTGCACCATCTGAAAACCGATGGTACGGCCCAGGAAATGCGCATTTAGAAACTTGTGATCTATTGCCTGAAAGATTTATTAGGCTATGAACGCTTATCAAAAAAATCAAAGCAGATTTCACCCAGATAAACCACCCTTTTCTAAGGGTGACAAAGTTTTTATAGATTGGGCATTTAGTAATGGGATCGGCGGTAAGCGTGCAACCGTAGAAAGCTGTGAGCAACATACTATCTGTGAATCCGGATGGATAGTTAAAATTGACCTTTACCCGAATCCAATTGATAGTAACTGGTTAAATAAGTTGCCATGAATTACAAAGAACGAGAACAATGGTTCTTGGATAGAATTGGTAAAATTGTCTACCGAAATCGAAACGGGTGCAGCTGTGAAATCTGCGAAAAAAATTACCAAGACGGTTTATATTTAACAGATAAATTACATGCGCAATACCTGTATGAAATTGAAGTATCTTTTCATTCTGATGAGTGCCCATTAAGATATTTTGACACAAAGGAAGAGGTCATAGAATACGAAAAAATCTTAGAAAATGGATAACGAATACTATATATTAAAAGACAAAACGCCAATCCCAGTAGACGATTTTATGGAATGGGCTAAATGGAACCAAAACGCTGACAGAACAGTTAAGAAAACAGAAATTGGAGATATTATAATCTCAACCGTGTTTTTAGGACTTAATCACAGCTTTGATGCTGGTACGAATAAACCATTATTATTTGAAACCATGATTTTTGGTGGCGAATTGGATGGTGATATGTGGCGATATTCTACTTGGGAAGAAGCCGAAGAAGGTCACGAAAAAGCTGTTCAACTAGTTAAAGAAAAATTAAATCAAAAATGACACTTGACCAACTTGCCATAAAATACGGATCAGATAAAAGCAGTTTAGGGCACAATTACTGCCCATTTTATGAGCAGCACTTACCAAAGGACCCAAAACGCATTTTAGAAATTGGTGTTAAAGGTGGTGCCAGTATTGGAATGTGGTTAGAATATTTTCCTAATGCCGAAATCCATGGATTAGATTTATTTTCAGAAATAGCCCGCTGGGAAGTTCGCCAAAATATTATACGTATTAATGGAATTGAAATCCCCGAAGAACGAATGTACCTACATAAGGGGGACCAACGAGATTGGCAAATTTTAGAAGAGCTTCGCAAATATGATTTTGATATTATTATTGATGATGGATCGCATAATGCCAGAGATCAAATGATAACCTTCTTTGGGCTATTCAATGGCAAACATTATTTTATTGAGGATTTGCATTGTAATGATGATGAATTCTTTAGCCAGGGGCTCCCTATCGATTATAGACCCTCTAATTTATTTAATGATATTAAAACAGCATATGAAGGAACTGTTTACAGAAACGATATAATATTTGATAACGAGGCAAAAGCTAATAGTTTTAAACCTGATAAAATAGTTTGCATATATGCTTCTCAACTTAACAACCCTGGTTAAAAAATACAGCCTCAAAATTAACGGCGTAATACATGTTGGCGCGCATTGGGGTGAAGAGTGTGACGAATATTCGCAACTCGGAATTAAAAATATTGCCTTGATCGAACCATGCGCTAAAGCCTTTAATATACTTAAGCAGAAATTCAGTGGCCACCACCACATAAAATTATTTAACTACGCCTGTACTACAACTGCCGGTACGGCTGTAATGTTTACCGAAACTGCGAATAAAGGCCAAAGCAATAGCTTGCTTGAGCCAGTTAATCATTTAAAATATTACCCTGAAATAAAATTTAATTCTACGGAAATCGTAAAGACTGTTCGCTTAGATGCATTGGGATTGCACAGTAAATACAACATGCTCAACATAGATGTACAGGGTGCGGAAGCAGGCGTCTTATTAGGTGCCAGTGGAATTTTGGCACAGATTGATTATGTGTATACCGAAGTAAATCAGGATGGGGCAAATTTGTACAAAAATGCAGTGGGCGTAACCGAACTGGATAATATTCTACGTGAATTTGATCGTGTGGAAACCAATTGGGTTAATGCTGGGTGGGGCGATGCCTTATATATAAGAAAGCCAATTTCGTAACCATGAAACCCATACGCAGATTAGGAATTTATTCACAGCTTTTTGTAGAAAAGAAATTGCCCACAGGGCATGTAATCTATATTCCTTATGTAGAAGACCTAAGCGATGAAGAATTGCAATTATCATATGATCGGTATGTTGATAGTGAAGATTACGAATACTGCCAGGCATTAGCCGCTGAAGCAAATAAAAGAAACTTAAAACTAAGATCATGAACAAATACGAATTCAATCCCCGCATGCGTGAAATATCTGGCTTCGGTGGCGAATATGAAAATGCTTGCCGAAAAATGGTAATCGCTGGAATGGAATGGCTTGATCAACATCCTGAGGCAGCACTTTCCTTTCAACAGTGTGAAAACATATATGGGATAATTACGCCAACAAATGCCGAATCAATTGCTTTTACAGATCACATATGTAAGGCATGCGGTGAAAATGGTCCATCGGGTGCAATGATGCACGCTACTGTTGAACATGTAATGGCAGCCCATAAAATGGGATGGGATCAATATGTAAAAGAAATGGAAAAAATTACTGATTAATGCGTCCAAGACAAGTAAGAGCGCGGATAGCCGGACCGCCTAAAATAAATGGAATGGTTAGTATACCAAACTTTTTGCGGCCAGTGCAAAATATGAAATATCCAGCCGATAATGATCGAACATTTGAACGCTGGTATATGGAAACATTTGTAGAACGTGAGGCAACAGAAAGGCTTTATCTGCCTATTCAGTGGACCGCACTCTATTGCAATAATAAATTTGGGCAGTGCAAGCGAACACATGAATTAATACAATCTTATTTAAACCAACTTGATACTTCCAAGAAATATTATACCATCGTTCAATACGATGATGGTATCTTAAATAAGATAGATCATTTGGATATCAAGATATTTGCCATGAGTGGGCCACGCATCGACTATGCACTACCGTTATTATGTCCTCAACATCAATATAAATTCAATGTCGAACGAGATATATTTGCCAGCTTTGTAGGACGAATAACACATCCTCTTCGTGCCAAAATGGTTGAACAGTTAAAAGATTTGCCAGGTTATTATATACACACCAAGCCAGTTAGCTTGCATGAGTATTGCGAGATTATGGCAAGGACCAAATACGCTTTATGCCCGCGCGGGTATGGTCAAACCAGTTTTAGAATTTGCGAAGCCATTCAATATGGAGCTATCCCAATTTATATAAGTGATGAATTTATCATTCCTTATAATATGCCAGTATTCCCATTTGGCGCAACTTTAACCGGTGAAGAAATAGATTATTGCTTACATGAAATTGACAAAGGATATTCGGTATTGAAAATGATCGTTGAGGTAAATAAAAGCATGTTTACCTATCAGGGATGCAAACAAGAAATATTAAAAGAATTGAGCAATGAAATGTAATAAAAATGACTGCACAAATGCCGCCACCAACAGCGTATCCTTGGAATTGCGCGTGCACCCAAATTATAAACCGGCATCAACTAGTCCGCTATTGTACTTATGTGCCGAACATACTATAGAGGTAACTTGGGATAACGTAGTCGATGATGAGGGGTTTGAAAATCTTTGTGTAACTTTTGAAAAGAATGGTTATAAAAGACCACTTAAGAAATATTCAAATCTTGTAATTGAACCATTAAAGCCCAATGAATTTCCAAACTATAATAGTTCCCTATAGAAATAGGCCACATCATTTACACTTATTTCTGGAATGGATGAAATCTCATGTTCCAAAAATTCCTATTGCCATAATTGAACAAACTGAAGAAAAACCTTTCAATAGAGGTAAACTTTTAAATATTGGAGCATTACAATTCCCATCTGAATACTATATAATGCATGATATTGATATGTTGCCTGTGGATTTCAGATACGAACCACCGTCATTTGATGACTCTGTAATACAATTTGCGCTTAGTGATATACAAAAGGAAGATTACTTAGGAGGTGTTACAATGTTTCCTCATCCGATTTTTATTAAAATCGGGGGATATAATAATGATTATTTTCATCGCGCTGAAGACAATGAAATGATGTTTAATTTAAAACGCCTTGGAATTCCTGTATATAATGACTTTCAAAAATTCCGTCAATTACCGCATCCGAGAACTGGCAAAGAATTCGATCCTAAACTATGGAAGAAGGCACAAGAAAAACGCAGGATTCAAGACCAGCTTAATTCCTGCGCATACGATATAATAGCTACAAGCCATCTTAAAAATATCACTCACTTAATTGTTTCTTTGTAAGTGGTTCAAACCCATATTCCTTAAGTACCTTTTCCAGGTAGTCAATATATTTAGGACTAACAGATCGGTGCCCCAACAAAGCATTTGAGAAATTACCCCAATTATTCATTCCCGCCATTTCACACAAAAGTTTTACGTTTATCAATGGGTGACTATTAACCCAGTTCACTAAATGTTCACTTCGCTTCTTATACATTACTTCATCAATTGTTGAATGAGTGAATTATATTCCTGTTGCTGATCGTGTGGTAAAAAAGAGGCCATTTCAGCTAACCTTAAAGCGATAGCTTTAATTTGTGCTTCTTTCCTATACCATCCGATAGTAAACCCTCCCACTTCTGGCGCATTGCTGCCAACTACTTGTGAGAATTTAGTTATTTCCTCTGCTAAAGGCATACCATTTAAATTTTAATGATGACTCTTTTTTCTTCTGGGATAAGGTTAATGATTTCCTCAAAAGTAGGAGGCGGCTTTTCTCCTAAGTATTCATGTTGCAATGCTTCCACGTATGCGAATTCGTGGGTAAATACTCCACGGCCCAAAACCTTTTCTACGGCTTCATGAAACTTATCAAAAGGCATGAATAGCCGTTTTTGAAACAATTGCGCTTTTACGATTTCCTGTGCTGTCCATTTTTCCCATATGCCACTTGAATACCAAGCAATTGCCTCATCTTTAGTAATCTGTTTTTCCGCCCACATAAGTTTATTATTTAAGTTTTAAAAATCGATATAAACGTAAGCCACCCCACCTGGTAAAAGTGGCCAAAATTGAGGTCCCAAATTATAAGCAGCCTTTTCAATGCCAAGACCCAATAACAGAAGTTTTTCTACATCAATGTGTTCGTCTGCCCACTGTTCCCCAGAATCCAACATACACATATTTAAGAAACTATGACCGCCACCATGAGATTTGTGAAACTCTTTTGGCAATTGAACCAACATGGAAGCAATTTCATCCTTATGGCTTTCCAGCCTCGCGCGATGAAAGCCAACCGAATTTACAATGCCTTCACAGATTACTGGATCGGAAACTTCTTCGCCCTCATGATGAAGAGAATCATAAAATATTTTTCGTACATTTTCAATTGTTAGTTGCATATATAATTATTTAAGAGATTCAAGAAATACCATGATCAGGATTAAACCTAAATTGGTCCATTTTTTATCTTTGTAAGTAAAATAATACTGTTATCAATCTGACCACTTGCATCATATAAGTCACCAATATTATCTGATCGATTTTCTACGTAATTTGGTGATATTAATCCTTTAATACTCAATTCATTAGTCTCACGTTCCATATCTATTGCCAACCCATCGATTTTATATCTGGCTTCAGAAAGCAATCGGATAATTTCGGATAGACGTTCGGGGTAGCTCATAATGATAAAAGTTTTTTAATTTCTTCGTTCAGGTCTTCTATAACAGATTGCAACTGCACCTTATAAACACTAAGCTGTTCATCTCTGAAAAATTTAGCAGCCTGCTCTCTTTGTTTTAAAAGAGGGATGAGCGCCTGAATAACATTAATACTTTCATTGCCCATGAAAAATATTTTATCTTCAAAAGAAGAAGTTGCCGTTTCAGTGGCTTGTGTAGATTGATTTTGCTGTTTCATCGTTAGCCTTTTTTACAAATTAATAATTGATCTTTTTGAGGATTGACACTAGAAGAATTGAATTCGTCTATATAATATGCCATCTTTTTCATATCGCAGACAATCGTAGCGGCAACAGTTAATTTGCCATGCAGATTGTAAAGTTTGAAAGAAATCAGAATATTCATTGGATTGGGATTTTATTAATCAAGGATTTTATGGATGTATATTAATTCCAATAGCGTGGCGATTTCGGTAAAACTATATCCATATACATCATTTAATGATGTTAAATGATACCCAGTTTGTTTATTGAAATCAAGACTTATTTCCTTTAACCATTTTGGAGCCGATTTTTGATCAAAAGGAACGGTGCCTATAAGGTAACCCTCATGATCTATTTCAATCTGGCTTAATGGCACTAAGCATTTGGTAGCAACCCCAAGACAACAATACCCATTTGGCCCCTGCAATCTTCCAATTGATTGCTTATATTCCCCGCTATCTAAAGCGGCAATCCATTTTTTAAGCTGTTTTATATTAAGTTCCATATATGTTTTTACTTTTGTTTACACAAATATACTATCAGGGTTCGAAATGACAAATTATTTTGTCATAATTACCGACTTAATTGATCATGATCAAGATCGGCGAATATAAGACAAATATATTTGTCAATTAAATAAAACCCAATATCTTTACTCTATCAATCAAAACAAAAAACATAATTACCATGAAACAAATATTTTTAAAATACCCTTACATTTATGCTTGGGGTAAATTGATGGGCAGCACTGAAGGCTATATTACTGAGCAATGCCTAAGGGCAGAAAAGGATTTTTCACCATGTAATTCCGTTTATTTTAATGGGGAGGTTTGGATAGCTACTAACAGCATCAGGGCCGACCTACTAGAAAGATTAAATAAATTGGTCCCAGAAAAAAATAATTGACAAAATATTTTGTCAATTCAAAAAACCAAATTAACTTCACATCATAAAGCAAAAAAACATGAACACACAACAATCCTACAAAAGAAACGACAACATCTACATCCCCGTTACAGAAGCGGACGCTTCAATGATCACCGGATTTAAAATGCGCCCCGGTTTTGATAAATTTATTATTGCTGATGGCGAGATTGTCAACCTGGTAAGCAATGGCTATAATCTCATTCCGAATGAGCAATTCTTCGGTCAGTTTGAGACGTTACTGGATAATGCTGGTATTCAATACAGCAAGCGCGCCAGCAACTACCGCAATCAAAACTTCAAGGTAGACTACATCCTGGAAGACGATGCCTACCATGTAAACATTGGCGATAAGTTCAAAAACGCCAAGGGTGTTGATACTATCAAACCCATGCTAACCGCTATTAATTCATATGACGGTAGCGTTCGTACTGTGGGCGGCTTCTCGGGCTTTCGCAAAATATGCGAGAACGGTCTACATGTGGCTCATATGAAAATTGGATTTAGCCTTCGTAAACGCGGCGCTAACACCATGGAAATCATTATGCCGAAGATCGAAGAGCTTATTGCGCAATTCATGGATAACGAGTATTACACCATTCAAAAAAAGTTCAATGTGCTGGCAGAAGGCGTAGTACCAGATATCAATGAATTCGTGAAATATGTTCTAGGCAAGACCGGTCTGGCGAAGTACGAAAAAAGCGAAAAGAACCCGGATGAGCCTTCTAAAATCGCCCAACAGATCATTGATACCATCCAAAAAGAAGCTGGCCAATTGGGCGCAACCCCCAATTTATGGCTTGGTTATAATGCTTTCAATGAGTATATTCACGGTGTTGAAAGCAAGCCATTCTTTGAAAAAGAGAGGGCCGACAAAAAAATATTCAATACCATTTTAGAAATGGTTAATTAAACTCATATTTTTTTCCATTATTAAGGTTTTTTCTTAATAAACGGGCCTGGTTATCCAGCTGGGCCCTTATATGGCGGGGTTGCGGAGTGGCTTAACGCGTAATTTCACAGGTTCGAATCCTGTTCCCGCCTCGAATTTTTTTCATATGGGCCCTTCATCGGGCATGCAATCGTTAGCCCGGCACTTTGTTTCTACTCAGTGCCCATTTTTAAAGTTCTTTGAAAAGTAATTGAAGATATTATTGGCTAATAGCAGGCAATAGATGCCCGACCGCTTAACACATTGTGTATGGTCAAGTTTATAGCATGAAAGTGCCGCGTCGTTGACGGCCTGCTTAACGCCAATAACTTCTTATTGGCTGCTTGAAGTCAAACAGTAGTATTCCTGCGAGATGCAACAACGCACTGCCTTATGAGTGAACCCGCAAGGTGAAAGGAAGGCGATTACTACAGCTATACCAGTAGCGTTTGTTTGATGGAGGGGTGAAAGGAATGTGTGCATGACAGGTATTATATCATAGTACTATGGGTGCGCATTTAAGAGCGAATTAACGTGTTCGATAGTCATTCCATGCTGGATACATGGACAGCCAATAAACTCTTTGACGGATGTGGCGGAATTAGACGCTCCACGCACTATCGACTTTTGGTGGTGTGCAAGCAGAAAGTCGTAACTGTAGCACGTGCAGGTAAACGGTGTTTTAACCAATCCTGCCATCCGTCAATTTAAAATAACTTAATTTATTTAAGTTGCGTTTAAGCCAAGATCGGTATGATTAAATTCAGGAACGGGCGAGAATCCCACTAATCTTGTGAAACTGCAACTTAAATAAAGTTTAACGAAAGTGTAGCAGAATTGGTAAACGCAGCGACCGTTAGGGTCGGCTAAAAAAGGAGCGAAAATAGGGGGTGGAATCCCAACGATAGTTCCCTAAAAATATGAGTGCGGCTTCCACGCATTTGTATTGATGGTTCGAATCCATTCGCTTTCACAGGATAAGGTTTAATGGTTAATTAACATTGATTAGTGTTCAATCGTTGACAAACGCCAATCAGTCATTTAACGCGCCCGGCGTTTTTACGCTGGGCCCATTTTTAAAAACTTTTTAAATTACGTTTTATGACCCCATCTTATTGCTCTTCCTGCGGTCAGCCACTCGATAAATGTAATTGTGACGATCTTAGAGATGGCGGCTACTATAATGATGAAGAAATAGAAGATATGAAAAAAAGGCATCCTGGCCATTCTGAAGAGGCTTACCGCACGGGCAGGAATTTGGGAGTTGATTTTCCATACGTACCGGGTGATCCTTTTTGGTAATAAAGAGGTTGGGTAGATTGTGTGGTTCAACCAGTTTGCTGGGGTCTAAAAGTCGCAGCGAACAAAACAAATGCAACGCTAATAGTTGGCAACTCTATTCAAAAGTTGCTCATGGCGGGGTGGTGTAACGGTAGCACACGGGGCTCATAACCCTGAAGTTTGGTTCGACTCCAACCCACGCAACTAACTAAGGGATTTTATAACTCAAAAACAAAAAAGCATGTCTAAATTGCTTCAACGCGAAGTACAAATTGAAGGACCTGTAGCCGCTCTCTTAAAAGCCATGGGCGTAGACCTTCCGGATAACGTAAAAGAAATCGCAACACCTACCGAATATTCGGATGAGGTGAAAAAAATCCTGCTCCCTAAAGGCATGGACAAGCGTGTAGCTGCTAAGGAATTAGAGGCACAGTGGAAAAATGAAGAGTCCGAAAACAATTTTTCCAGCGCCTTTGAAGGCTGGAACTGGCAGGATGTTTTGGTAGCCGTTCGCCGTGTTACAGAACGTGAATTTGGATGGATGAATGGAAAAGAAAACTGGTTTACTGGCAGTCCGAGAGAAATTGATATCGTGGTAGATATCAAAAAAGGCAAGAAGGTAAACGAACGTGCTTTTTATGGTGACTTCCAAATTACCTGTTGGGAAAAGGCCGTAGCGAGAATTGGAATTGCAGATGATGGTACCGTGCATATTTCAATCCAAGCAAAGCGGAAATTCAGCGACCCCATTACCAACTATTTCAACCTTATACGCGAACAACTGGAAACCGCCAGTATTTACCGGGGGAAAAGTATTGTTGTTACTAAAAATGGTAATAACCTTGCCTTTGAGATCATTGAAAACAAAGGCAGCGAAAAAATTGTTCTGAACAAACGGGAACAATTGGTGGTTGACACTTTCATCATTGACAGCCTGGGAGAATCTGGAAAACGCTGCTACCTCTTTGCAGGTGGCTATGGTACTGGTAAAACCGAAACCGCTATGCGCGTTGGCCGCGCCGCTGTTGAAAATCATGGCATGTCATTCTTTTATCTGAAAGATGCAAAAGCTTTTGATATTCTGTTGAACCAGTGTAAAAAATACCAGCCATGCATCATTTTCTTGGAAGATGTGGACGAAATTGCTTCTGGTGAACAGCGGGATAGCAGCATGAATAAAATTTTGAATACCTTGGATGGTGTTCAAACTAAAGGAAATGACCTGACTGTCATCTTCACCACAAACCACCCCGAAAAGATCAATACTGCTTTGCGCCGCCCTGGAAGGATTGATGTAATGATCAAATTTGAGAACCCTGACGAAGAAGTGCGTTCACAAATCTACCAGGTATATTTCAAGGGCCTGAAGGGCGAAGCGATGCTTGATTATGCCACGCTTGCTAAAAAGACACCCGATGTACAGGGTGCCGTAGTAGCTGAAATTGCACAGCGCGCTGTTAAATTGGCAAAGAAACAAGGCACTATTACAGATGATATCGTTGAATCATGCATTCACAGCATGTCTTACCAGATTGCTTTGATGAATGATCAGGTTGATAAGCCCAATAAGGCTGAACAATTTGTGAAATTATTTGGCGAATTGCTCGGACAAAGGATTGCGCAAGGTGTATGGGAAACCGAAGAAGGCAAGAATGTGCATGCTTAAGTAAATTAATTTTACCGACCATCTATACAGTGTAAAATCTCATAATCGCGTTACGCGCCCGCACGATACGGCGGGCAAATGACCGGCGCTGTGAGTAATATACTTAGCGGTATATTTACAATATCAGTATCAGGTAAAGCGCAGCTTCTGCGTTAGTTATGTGGTTCGAATCCGCTGCCGGTCACTGGTTTTTCATAGGATTTTGGAATTTAACGTACCCGGCATTTCTATGCTGGTACAAGCACAGTAACGCAATTGGTGAGCGGTTGGCCTTTCACGTCAATGTAATGGGTTCGATTCCCATACTGTGTACTGTTTCATATAGTGGTTTTATTCATCAGAAAGGCCCTTAGTTGGTGGGCCTTTCTTTAAAAGCTCACGGTATGGGAGATTTACAAAACTTCTTTGAAAATATGACTACCAAGGAATTTGGTAGATTGGTAAATATTTCTAGGAAAAAGAACTGGAACCCAATAAGTGAGGATTTGATTATAAATTATGTAGATACTGTCTACCAAATGGAAACTGGTGAGTCATTTTGGAATATAGAAAATGATGACGAAGCAGCAGATATTGCTGAGACATTTCTGGTATTTACGCAGCTTTACGAAAGTCTCATGTTAGGCAGGATTGAAATAGACGGAAGAATGATCTTAACTGATCCATTTTCCTGTAGATTCAATTTAACGCAGAAGGGAAGACTTTATACTAAATTTCTAAAAGAATCAAAACAAAGCTCTTTATAATAATATTTAATACTGAATGTGTCGTAGAGAGGCGTTACTTCGATTCTTGTAAGATCACCCCGTACGCTTTTTGATTGTTACCATTTAGTATTAATTCTGTTACATAGTTGGTGTATTTTCTATGTAAGTTTCGTCATGTTTTCTGCTTTTGCCGCCCTGGTCATGCGGGGCGGCTTTTTAAAACTAAACTTATTTAAGATGAAATATTTTGTAATTATTTTTATTTTCCTTGGTTTGCTTTTGACGTATTTTATTATTAATATAAATAGGGGTAATAAAAAATCCAGAATCACACAATTGATTGAAAATTATAAAGACAGCATTGGCCGTCAAAAGGCCGCACTGGTATTGGTGGAACATGCTCCTACATTCGCTTATGCCAAAACTGGTGAGATCATGAGCCCCCAGGCTATTAATGTTAATGAAAGAATGCGGATCAAAAGCAAAATTTGGGGCTATCAATATAAAATAGACAGCCTGAATATTGAACTAAAAAAATATTGACAGTGTGGCTCTTTTCTAGTTTCATATGCAGTTATAACAAAAGGCTACCAATAAGGTAGCCTTTTTTGCATCAAGGGATTAGACTCAAAAGAACTACTATAAATTAGTTGATGGCGTATTGGTTCCTTGGTTACCAGTTACCCCACCGGGAGTACCTTCGCCTGTAGCAGGTTCAGTAGTAGGTGTTTGCCCACCAGTAGTCTCGCCGCCATTTGTTCCTTCGCCATTACCTGGCTCCTGTGGAGCATCGGGAATGGTGCCCGCCAAATCTTCTTTTGCTGTAGTGAGATTATTACGTACATCAATAATATCAGCTTGCAGTGCGTCCAATTGCTCAGGAGTGGCACCATTAGCTAACTGGTCCTGTAATTGCTGAATAGTGCCATTCAAAGCTACGATGTTCGTATTAAGGGTGTCAATCGTGGTTCTGATCTGATCCTGTTCTGTGTCAATTGTCGTCTGCAAATCAGTTACCTGCGCCCTCAGGTCGGTAACTTCTTTAGCTAAAGTTTGTAAGCTCATAATAAGTTGATCAATTTTTTTGTTAAGAGTTTCGAAACCTTCGTGCGCCCCTGGTGGGCACAAGTTTATGTTAACATTGTGAAGAGCCATAAATTTATTATATTTTTTGATATAAAAATCATACCGCGTTAACTCTTTTCCACGCTTTATATGAATTACTGGATATTACCTTATTATAAAGAGCCGGGTCCTGCATTTTTACCAGGGTTTCACTTACCGGCCCCGCCTGATGACCACAATTATACCCACCTAGAAGAGTAAGAAAGTTGGCTACATTGGTTGTTGCATACATTCCATCCGGAAGTTTTGTCTTTGGATTTAATTTAACCTTTTCCCTCTTGCCAGTTTTTTGATTTAAGTAAGTTAGATCAGTTGCTTTAAGTAAGGCAGGTATTTCACTGACATGGAAATATCGTCGCTCTACCATAGCAATACAAAACGGCCTACTTGTCTTAATTAAGGTATTCCTATATCCAAACCATTCAAGACCCAAATCACTGGTGACGATTTGAGTATAATTTCGACTATACTGATTGATACTATCCGTCGTAATTTGCGTGGCATATTTTTTTAATAGTCCTGGGGTATCGCCTGCATCGGTTAACATAGTTCTTAAGCCATCCCTCAAGTCTTTCATACTGCCGCCCTGTGTGATATTTTGATTTAGGATATCTGCTACAGGACCTGCTACACTTACATTTATTCCATTCTCAGTAAGCTTTTCAATGGTATCAGAAATAGCTACTTTCTTTACCTCTTTAAGAATGCTACTAGGCTTGAACTTTTTTTCAATACTTCGCCAGTATTGATTATGAAGAGTAGTAATATCCCTAAAAGATTGTATAAAATCTTTTACCTGAGATTTATACTCATCGGTAAGGATCACACGAAGGAGCTTATTTTTTATACTATTAACAATCTTTAGATTTGCTACCGTAGGTTTTATTTTCCCATTTAACAAATCTAACCTTGCCAACTCTTCATCAATAGCATATAACATGTCCCGCTGCGAAGCTGGAATTTTTTCTGCAAACGTAGCAATTGCATCATCAATACGATCTATTATAGCTTTAAAACTGGCCATTATACATTTTCAGGTTCTAATACTGGCTCTTCTTCATCTTCTTCACTAGGATCACCAGTTTCAGGTGGTTGATTGCCTATTAATTCAATCTGTCTTTGCATCATTTCTTCCACCTCTGCCTTAGCAGCATCAATTTGAGCTTGCGCATATTTTTCCATAACCTTTATTTGTTCTGGTAATGATTTGGAAGCAAAATCAGGTATTTCATCGATAGCCCGTTGTACAAAAGATTGAATATTGCTGCTAATGATATAATTAAGTTGAGTAATGCCCTTATTGCTCAATCTTGTCATTTTTTCTTCTTCTGTAATATTTGGTAACGGATCAAGTCTTAAAATTAGTTCCAGCCTGTCCTTAACTTCCGGTTCATTAATAAATCGTTTCCCAGTATATTCTATCTCCATTGCACTTACAATAGTTGGATGTAATTTAGAAGTCTTAGCTTTCGCCACTTCTTCTTGCATAAATTGACTACTTAATAAATCAAAATGATCAGGAACAGGAATAGACGGTAGCATAGTATCTATTTCCTCAGAAGAATATAAATCTTTATAACGGTAATGAGCGGTTGATTTATAAAACTTGTCCATTACTGCTACAATATCCTCGGCAATCAAATGAACAGTGTTATTTAACTCTTCTTTGTCTACTTCTTTAGCTAATCCACTTTGATTTAAAGGTGATTTATCAAGGAATTGAAAATTAATTGAGGCAAGACCATCATAAATATGTTTACGCCAGCTTTCATCCATTATCTTTACGATCTCTACATCTTTTTCAATAAAACCAGCCGGTGGTGTAGGTATTGCCGCCATGCCCGCGTCAGTAGGTTTAACGATAACCTTACTATAAGGGCCACTATTAATATTTACCCCCAATCCTCCACAATCATTACAACGAACAATAGGATCAAAACCACTGCCTGCTGTATAAGATGAATTCCTAATAGTGCCTGCGCCTTTACAGGTGGTGCATTGGTTTTGACTAAACTCCCATCGCTCAGGATATATATGTAATCGCTTTGCTGCTTGCAAATCTGTATATTCTGCAATTGCTTCGTTCAGGCTGGGCAATATTCCACTGATCCGGCTTTCATACAAAAAATTATGTCCATGACTTTTTGTTATTATTCCACCCAGCTTAAAAGCTGGCATAAACCCTAATCCATGAAAATATTGATCACTGATTTCGAAATTTCTTGCACTAACCTGCTCCCACAATTCAATAACCGATTCCGTTACTACATAAAAACTTTTTCCATTCTTATATAAGGAGCTGCCTAATGGATTTCTAATAACTGCGTATTTCTCAGGAACAAAATCAAATACATCTTCGCAATTGAATAAATACGGATATGGTTTTATATATTCAGTTGGATCAACATTGGATTCTAAAGGCATTACTAGCATTACCGCATTGGGATCAATAAGATAAAATTTCATCAACACACTGAATACCCAATTTGTTACAGATTTAAAATAAGGGAATTCTTCTTCACAATATTTTTGTAAAGTTTCTTCTTCTGATATCTTTGTTAATTCTTTTGCCTCTTCTGGATATTTAATAGCCCAATCACTACTTCTCCTTATTTTTCCTAAGCTACTTACTATCTGTGTGAACTTAGGTTTAGTAATTGGTTCCCATATTTCTTTACGGAAATCCTTTACCGCCATTGGTTCATTAGGTCTCTGGCGCTCTATTACATCCTTCGGGTATTCACCATCACTATGCGGCAAAAATTCTTTGTACTTATCTACTGACAAAGAATAATACAGGTGATGTTTATTCTCAAAAAAATATTCTTTCAACTGTCTATAATCCAATACTATTGGTTGTTGTGCCATACATTTACATTTGTTGACGCGCAGGCATCATTTCTCTTTTGGAAATAAGTGGGAAAATATGTTGCATACCTAACTTATAACTAGCAGCCTTAACAATTCTGTCGTAAATCTTTTTTATATTCATTTCGGTTACGTTGCTACCACAACTAAGAACATAATATTTAGACATTAACTGTTCGACTGTAGAATACCCCGGATTAATTCTATGCCAAAAACTAGGTTGCCATTTGTATTTATGAGGCCGTATATTACAAGTACTTGCAGCTATGTTTAACGCAAGTTCATCCGGCACATGATGAGCAAATAATTTTATACTTTTCAGCCTTTGTGGTGCATCTTGATAAACCTCCCTGGCTACATCAAACATAACTTTTACCCAGTCACATTTTTCGAAATAAATAAATTCACTCCGCCATTGAAAAATAATATTTGTCAACCCATATTTTGAAATAATCTCATCGATATCGGCCCAAAAATAATATTTTGGATGTACTTCGCTTGCCTGGGGTACCTTGGGATCAAAGTAACCCTCTGTAATTCCAGTAAATGTGCATCCACTTAATGTATTAAAAAGGTTAGATGGGCTTAATAAGTTTACCCATGCGCAATCAGCATCTATTAAAAGAGTATTTTCAAACTTGGATAAATTATCAGCGTGTAGCTTGCATTCAAACCCATTTATTATATCAGTATAAGTTATATAATCAAATACCCACAAATCTTTATGGCTAATGTGGTTCAATGAAGATTCATTTACTACCACTTGTATTGACATATTTTTGTCTACTGCCTTGATAGTTTTTGCCAAATTAAAGGCCATTCGGCCGTAATAAGGATGGCCAATAGCGATTATAAGAACACCTTGTTTTAACATAGTCCTAAATATTGAGGGGTAACAACATAATCACCCGGATTAACATATACTGGTATACCTGGTCCGCTTTGCAACATACACACTTCTCGGCATTGATGATTTGGGATCACCAATACTTCATAGTCTCCATTACAATTCAAATATTCTACGCGCGCCACACCTTCGTCTTCTGGCGGAAGCGCCTGCTCATAACACAATCTATAACTACCGCAGGACTCCAATCCACCACTTGGGAGTGTAGTAAATGTATCAAAGGCTACGCTACTTACATTCCCATCACAACAATCGCTTTGTATATCGATCCTATATTGCCTGCGTTGCGTAAGGCCAGTTAAATCTAATTCTGTTTCGGTAGTAGTACCGCTTTGAATAGGGGTTCCGAGATCGGTAGTTAAATAAAGATTCCATATATATCCGCAGGCAGGCGCCGGGTCAGGCGCAGTCCAAGTTATTGAAGCTGTATCATCACTTACTGAATCGGCATTAACATTCAATGGTGCCAAACACCCAGCGTCACCGCTTCCTGTTACATTCGCAATAATATTCCCCTCATCATATATCCCATTTTCACATTGCGCCCTATAAGTGGCAAGTATTACACTGTTTTGAGTTATAACTTCATCTTTAATTAAGATTTGTATTTCATTATCTTCTGTTATGGAAATACTTTCAACATATTCACTATTAGCTGTAACAATACTAATTATAACTGGTGAGCAACAAATGCTATCGTTCGCTAACACGTCAATTATAAGATTTTCTGATTCCTCAACATCTCCTATATTATCATCTTCAACCACAATTTGACTGAATTCTTCACATGCGCCACAATTGCTATTTGTGGCATCGAATGGAGTTGCAAATACAAAAAATTCTGCCTTTCCTAATGGGTAGTCCAAGAAATCTGGCCAATTGATTGTGTAATCTCCATCCTGAACAACCCCGCCAACGTATTTTTCTCCTTCAATAGTAACATTATCGTGACTAAGTGCAATCTTAAATCTGCCATGAATTTTATCAGGCCAAAAATCCGTTTCACCTTCATAACGTTTTCTTATAACCGAACTAAGAACCATGGTAACCCCATTAGACTTTCTAAACACCTCTCTTTCTTCTGTATATTGAGGTCGAGTGATCTTAAAAGGCAACCTAATTCTGTTGACAAAAGCCATTATATTTTAATTATCGGTTGATTAATATACTTAATAACTATATTGCCACCGGTTGTTGTGAAAATATTAAACGAAACCGAAACCCCTTTAAATTCAATTGTCATTTGCATCAGTATACGATTTTTCGACCTTGAATTTCCCTTTTAAATAATATTGCTGCTCACCATCTGGCCATACAACAAGCATGTCATAAACATATTTACCAGGAGCCAACTCAATCACATCATCAAATTGCAACTCATTATCTCCTGATCCAGTTATGTTAGGAACAAAATCCTGCTTATAAACTTGGTTAAAATTAGTGTCATGTGGACTACAGCCGCGATTACAACCGCAACCATCCTTTTCTCGAACACTCAATTTTATGGTGGTACCAGTAAAATCCACTGGGCTATCATCATCATGCAAAAAAGTAAGTAACGGATTGAACGTTTGATTTTGCTTAACTACAAAATCAAAATTTACCGCCAACGTGGTATTTAATTCAGGCATGACGTTTAAATTTACGAATTAAGAAATATATTACAACTATAGGCCATACAATAGCCTCTACCATTGCAATTAACCAAAACCACGGATTTAAAATCGCCATGCCCATATCCAATCTTTCGGCTTCCAAGTATAATAATCTTGCACAAATAATAAATCCCACAAGCCAGTAAATAATAAAATACAAATTCATGATTTAAATTTCTTGTAATTAACCTCTTTTAAGGAGCAACATCGATCCCAGAAAAATTTCAAAAACCCAGGCACGTTATAATTCTGTTTACGGTACTCCCTCCATAATGGCAATTCAATTGGTAACATTATAAGTAAATGTATTGGGAAAAACAGAACACCAGCTACCAATAATGGAACCTTTATTACTTTCATAGTAAAGAGTTTTAATCACATTATTTTTATAACCCCTGAACTGGGACCCCCAAAATCCAACCTGATTTCATTAGGTGGGTAACCATCTAATTCAGCAACTATTCCAGGCTTAATTAACTCGCCTCCTGGCTCGTAGGTCCAAACCTCAACACTCGGGAAATCACCATACCTATCCCTTAAATAAGCTGTCCATGGTATGGTCATGGTTGCCACACTCGGCCCAAAAGGTATTTCTAATGGCTCACAGCTTTCATCCTGTTGCTCATCTGTAGCGCCTGCGCAATAATTAAACCCGAAGGCATTATCATTGTTTCCATATTGAATTACGCTTGTATGACAATCATCGACAATACGCTGAAAACAATTACTACAAAACTGCTGATTTACGATCAAAACTTTTATATGAAAGCATTCCCCAACACTTAGCACATTTTGAAAACCAGGGAAGCCATGCGTCCAATCGTATCTAACTCGGGTATCACTAATTCGATATCGGTTAGGCTTCTGACTAAATTCCAATAAAAAACCATCGGTACATGCCTCGACAAGACCTAGTGTTATCAAATCTTCATTTTCGCATAGATCATCTGCTTCCTCTTTTGTGTCTGAAGCTACTACAAACTGAAACCATACATCCTCTGTATTAAATACTGGCAAGCACATATCCGCACTAGACCATCCACATGCCTCAATTGAATCACCTTCGGCAAATTGAACAAAACTAAACTGGCTTGTTTCGATTCTGTAAGGCATGTTACTTATTTAAGATTTCGTTTACGGCTTCAATCCCCTCTCTGCCGTCAAAGCTGTGGTGGATTACAACAAATCCGTTTTCTTCTGTCGAAATGGATGGTTCGCAATCACATTCACAAACTATATTTTCCCCATTATTAAAAGTAATTGTATCATGTTTAAATAGATCGTTTAATGGAACTACATGCCAAATATTCTCTAAATTCATGACCATTTTTTAATTAATGAAAAAGAGGCCATGCCTTTAGCTGGCCTGAATTTCACTTCCTTAATAAATCCCTTTTCAAAATCTCCGCTACTCCCACATCTATAACTTATATAACCATATGGAGAAGCTTTTAACTCCTTATATTCAGAAATACTTAACGGGTATTCAAAAGAAAAAGTTTCGTTCTTATATAAGGGCGTGTAGTCTTCTGCCCTAGCGAAATGAGTGATAAAAATATCCTGATTTTCAGAAATGGGCATCGATTCTATTTTGCATTCTGCATCATAGGCACCCTCAATCACCTCACCCCTGGCATTGATATTACCGGTTCCGGCTCCAAAAAACAATTTATTTTCCCCATCCGTTAAATTTCTATATCCGGCAGCAATTGTCTTATACCAACGCATCAAATTTCGTACGGGGCTTAGTCTAAAGTTGTAAATGCTAGGAGGATCAAAGAAATTTTCGGCACTTGATACATTGTCCTGCTCTACCGAAAAATCGTACGCATTTCTTTTTAAAGTTACAATAAAAATATCATTATCAAACTTCGTATCTGCCGCACCACTATCAGCAAAATTTTGCTGTCTTGTTATTTCCAAAGGGTAACTGCCAGCAATTAGATTGCTAGTAATATCCAGCGTATTATTGACTGTATCAATGCTAGTTCTATATTCCCTAGTACTATTGAATTCATCCAAGCCATTAACCCCTTCTACTTCCCATTTTTTATACCCTACATTCACTTTGGCATAATGCATTTGCTCTTGCATCTCTACTGTACCTTCAGGTATATGATCAATAATAAACACCTCTTCATCTTGATAAAAATATCCCACTTCTTCGATATACATTAAAAACCTATTAGGCAAATCCGGGTCTGGCACAATATCAAATCCAATATTATCAATCGAATTTAATCCCTCCACTACATCTTTCATACTGGCGAAAAATTTTCCATCTGGTGCGCGTCTAATCTTAAGTCCACTAGTTAATAGTCTTAAACCACCACACCCATCACTAGGAAAAGCAAACGGCTGACTGTCTATTCGACCATAATAAGAACTTTTTACTCGTATACACATATCTGTTATACTTTCAGCAATTCGGCTCAATGTTTCGTGGATCAAATAAACTTCTGCATTTGTAGATGGGCATTCTTTTCTCGCTGATAAAGTAAAAAATGTATCATCATCATAAGTAACTTTAAAATGCAAAGAAGCAGAAAGCGCCGTCAACACCCCAACCTCTATAACATTATATAACCCATCTCCTTCGGCCAAAGTTAAAATACCGCTCAGTGTATTATCAAAACTAACGCTATAGGGTATTTCTACAGGATTACCAAAATCATCAAAAAACACGTGTTCTGCAATTAATGTGGAGTCATTAAATATACTGCCATTTCCATCCCATTTAACTATTTTATGCTTTAAGGCATACACACCTGCATTTGATCCATTTTCCGTAATTTCAAGAAGCCCCTTTTGTCTTCCGCTATATTCAAAATCTCCATCAAAACATGCTATTATATCTTCAAACAATAATTGCGGGCTTATTGGAAAATCAGCGCCGTCTGTGGTATCCCAATTGCTAACCGGCACTAACTGGCCTGTTAAAATATTATTGTACCTTTCAATTATATATGTTGGCCTAATAAAAAATCTTGCGGCCTGAATAATCGTTTCGTCAAATTCTACAATATTATCTTCTTCGCCAACACTCCCATCAACCGCCGCTTGTAATGCTTTAGGCGGTAATTCCATATCGATCCTTAAGCCTGTATAATTCGGTAAAGAATTGATGCCATTAAAAGTAAGAGCAGAATCCAAATCAACCTTTTGATCGTATTTATTTTTAAAGATCAACCTGCAACTATCTTCCTCAACTGGCAATTCAACTAAACATTGATTTCCGCATAATTCCTTGTATTTACCAAAATTCAATTGACCTCTTATTTCTTCAAATGGAGTATATGGGTCATCGCAAAATTCCTGAGCCACAAATTCCACGTGAGCTTTAATTCCATGCAATTCTTTTTGTTCTTTAAGATATAATGCATCAGGTCCATAAAAACGTAATGTTCCAGTACTAACCTCAAACTGAATGCCATGGGTTTTGTCATCCCGGCGCATCGATAATTCGAAATCAGCCCATCCAATAGGCTCTTCACATGGATCACCATTCAAGTAGAATCTATACTCCATAGCTGCGCCGTTTATCTAAATACTTATTTAAGCTGTTTTGACCGAGCGCCCACATAGTAAACCCATCTTTATCAAAATTAAAACCGGTCTGCGGCATCCGTTTGGCAATAGATTCTCCCATCTTATCATAATCAATATTAAAAACGCTGCCAGTATTATTTACATTCTGATAGCTATTTTCAATATTCATGGCGGGCCGTTCCAGCATTTTCTTTGTTTCGGTTGGATTAAAAACTTGGTCTTTTTTCCCTACCCAAACAATGGTTTTTTTAGGTACATAATACATGCCCATATCGGTTTGCCAAAGCTCTGGTCCGGTTTCGCCGATCTCGGCCGGACCTTCATATTCATTATGCTTACCTCTTCCGAACTTTGGAATTTGTCGGCTTGCTATAACTATAGCCTGGGCCGCAGCTAACCCTGCATAAATTGCACCTAAAATGGGACCGCCTTGTGTTAAGCCTGTAAGATACGCCTGTGGGATAGCTAACACGGCTTTAAAAATGGCGAATTGTTTTTCTCTTTCAGCTTGCTGCCTGCGTAATCTTTTTTCCTCGGCATCAATTTTTTTCTGTCTGGCAGTAGCTTCTTTTTCCGTAATAGCACCAGTTTCACGAAGATCGGCTATTTGTTGGCGTTGGTAATTCAATTCATTTTGTTGTGCTTCCAGTCGCTGCTGTGATTCTAATTGAAAAATCTCCAAAACCTGGCTGGTAATTTGAATAGCAATATTTGCCTGTTCTATTGCTGCTTTGCGACGCACTTCTGTTTTAGCTCTTTCAGTTTCTTCTGTTACTCTTAATTCCTCATCTTTCAGTTTTTCATACTCAAGGATATATTCTTTTTCACTGATGAGGCCCTTATTGTGAGCTTCTTCTAATGCATCCTGGCGCCTATTGATCGCCTCAATATCCAAAGCGGCTAATTGATTAATAGCTGTAATCCGCTGTCGCAAAGTGGCTCTTTCGCTATTTAGTATTCGTTCCTGAGCCCGCCTTAGTACTCCTGTTTGAGCGGTCTGCAATTCTTCCTCATACTGCACACGTTGTTGAATTGATGCCAATCTTGCAGCACGCAGGTCGGCATCCCTTTTGGCTTCAATTTCTTTTATTTTGTCTGAAAGACCTTCAGCGGCATTTATTTCCAGTTGAGACTGTACAATGATATTTTCTTCTGTAAGCCGCAAGCGTTCCTCATTTGATATATTTAATTGTTCAAGCTCTCGATTGTTACGACTAATAAAATCCTCCAACGACTCCTGAGCGCTTTGTTTAGTAAATTCACGTTGAAGCTTTAATCTGTCAGAAAGTGATTTTTGAACAATTGCGGTTTTCTGGCCCTCAGTTAATCCAGTTTGCATTAATTCAAGACGCGCCTGTTCTTTAATAATATTAGCTTGCAGATCGATTTCTCGTTGACTCGTACGACTAGTGATCTTTTCACGTTCACTTTGTTCCTTAGTTAGTTCAGCTTCTAATTGTGAAATACGATCTTGCTGCCGGACCCTGGCATATTCAGCATCTAATTCGCGTAATTCCTTACGTAAATTTGCCTCAATAAGCTTTCTTTTGGCAGCGTTTTGCCCAGCTTCATTTAATTCCACATTCGCACGCGCGCGCGCAAGTTGTTTATTTACTTCAAGTTCTTTTGCACTATTTTGTCTCGTTGCAGCCAATTGAGCTTCTAACCCATCTACAATTGCCTGCAACTGCTCACGCTGCGTTTCCCTTTCGTCCTGAATGGCTTGTACACGCAGATCAGTAGCTAATTGTTTACGCCGCTCAGTCAATTCTGCAAATGTCTGTACTGTTCTTTCAGCTTCTTCAACTTCCTCTTCAGTAAACTTGCGGTTCCCTAATGCAATCTGCCTAAGCGTTTCTTCGGCAGCGTTCGCACGATCCCTATATGCCTGCTGAAGCTCAAAGACGCCTCTTAGCTCTTCGGCTGTGGCTTCTCGCTGTTCATCGCGTATTTTTTTATTAGCCGCTCCCTGCGCCTCTAAAGCTGCTATACGTACTGCACTTGCCTGCTGTATCTCTGAAGTATATCTGTCTAAATTTTCAATATCCCGATCCAATTCGGCATTCAATAAACGTAATGCCTTCGTATTTGCTTCGATTTCCTCATTTGCCCTATTGAGCCACATTACCAAGGCGGTTAAACCCAGGATTAAAGCACCAATCCCAGTAAGCGCAAGGGCTACACGAAACGCTTTCAAAGCACCTATACTTTCCCCCACGGCAAAAGTATAGCCACGTTGGGCAATAGTATTAAGAGTTGTGATAGCAGCGCTATCCTTTTGAAGTAAATTAGTAGCAGATTGTAACCCCTGCAAAATGGCCAGGGCTGAATTCACCTTAACTAAAGTTTCCTGCAATGCTTCGCCTTCCGAACCAAAAAGGGCTGCTGCCCCCTGAGCAACAGCAAAGCTTCCTGCAAGACCGTTTGTAAGATCAATTAAACCATCAATATTTCGGGTATCACTGGCAAACCGGTTCACCTCCCTGGCAGCGTCACCAATAGCATCTTTAAGCTGGCCACCACGTTGAGCAAGTTCTAAGAATTGTTGTGTATTTTCTTCACCACGCAATTTCATTGCGGCCAACTCTTTATTAATGTCGCTGAGTTCCTTTTTCATGGACCCAACATCCTTGTTGACCTTATCCTTATTTTTGTTGATAATATTGCCGAATTCATCGAATTCAAATCCGGCTTCCTTGAGAGCATCAATTACCCCTTCCTGCATCCCTGACACGAAATCCGAAAAAAACTTTTCCATGTAAGCATTCAATTCTTCAATGCTTATCATTTGTTTTTGTGTAGCTGCCTGGGTGGCCTTGGCAGCATCATTTACAACCTTTTTGCGCTTATCAATTTCAGCATTCGTCTTTTTGAAGGCATCCGCAGTCTTTTTATCTATTTGACCGGTTTTCTCCAATATATCCGTGGCGGATTCAAGTTCCGAGAGATTCGTTTGAAAGTCAATAAATACAACTTCGGTAGTTTGTTCGCCTGCCATGGATTATTTCTTTGATTTTTGCAGGCGTCTGTCTATTCCCTTTAACTGTTGTTTGGCTTGTCTAACCCGTTCATCCAGCAAGATAAAAAAATCTACGATAGGGCCGTTATTTATTGCATTAATTTTTATTGGATCATTATCTCCAAGCCAATACATCTGGCTAAACCATGCGTCTAATTCTTGCTGGATATGATGTCCGACAATTGTTGTCGGTGTAGTTTGTTTACTTTTTCCGCTACCTGAAAATAAGTGTCCGCATTTATGCCGGACGAAGGTAAAGAGGGCATCAAATCCTTGAAGTGTGTTCGCAAAAAAAAATCCAACATTCCGGGATCAGCTTTCCATTCGTCGATCTTTTTTTGATTATACACAAAATCATACTTATAGGGGCTCTCGCTTTGATCAAAGAACATTACACTAGCCAGCTTATAAATATGATCAGGATAAGGGGCTAAATTAAGTCTTTCCTTCAGATTGTTGTTAATTAAGGCTAATGCAGCCAGATCAATACGTTTCCGATCCGGGCTTAAAATAAGTTCTGTAGCTCTAATATGCTTTTCCAAATATTCCCGATCACATCGCATACGTAATTCTTCGTAAATAGCTAAGGCACACAGGGCGCGACCTGCCGGGATGCGAAATGTATCGGTAAAGGCAAAGTATACCTTCCCATTATGTCTAAATACTTCTGTAGCATATTCCCCATTGAATTCTTTCACCCTGGGATTGCGCTTAAACAGTCTTTTTATCCAATTCATTCAAAACTTTTTCTAAGTTAATTAAGGCTTGAAAGCCGTATAAAGTCGAATTGTCTTCTTTTACTTTGAAGGTATATTTACTTACTCTGATCTTTATTTCAATATTCCTCTTCCGATATTTTTTTGTGAAATAACCATCACAGCGGCAAGTGCCAGATTCACGAAAACCGTGCCTTATTAATAGTTGTGTATATCCTTCCATTTGCATTTTAATTTCATGCTATCTATCATTTCTTCCATTTTTTCATAAAGCTGCTCATTGGAAATAACTTGTTCGTTCCCCGATTTGCTCACACCATTTTCACAAAAAATATGTTTTTGGGCCTCAGATAATATAATATCCGGGTTCTTTGAAACGTGTATTTTATTCATCCTTAAAAGTTCTTATAATAATACTATTCAAACCTAATGCACCAATAATTACAACCAACCATGCAACCCAATCATGCGCGGGTAATCCGATCCTTTGCCATGGGATCAGCCAATAAAGATAGGTACCATGCCATGGAGCCATGCACACCGGGCAATCGAAAATAGGTTGTGATAATTTTTCGAGTAGAAATAACTTTTTTAAATGCTTGTTTTCACAATCGGCATTAAACTTAATTAATACGCGCCTATTTTCAATAAGCGATTGCCTAGAAGGCTTATCCAGCGACTCTAAATACGCTGCTTCTTTTGCACACTCTTCTGCCAAACACATCTCCCTATCTTCCTTCTTCTTCCACCACTTGCGCACAAAATCAAATATCTCGCCTTCCAACATGGTATAATGGATTGCGAAAACCAAAAGAGAAATTATGAATAGTTGAATTAAGATCATAATGTGGTTATTTGCCAACTTTAAATAGCCTCAAAATTGTTCTTTTGTTCTTAGATAAAACAGACGGATCAATCCATAATTCGAATTCGTTAGAGATGATACATTTCCATTTCATGTAATACTAATATGATGAATGCACCAAATAATAAACTTAATTAAGAAATATATCATGGCTATACCCCCAATTGCTGCTAGTAAAAATAGCAGGTACCAAAACCATTCTGGTGGGCCGATATCTCCAAATCCTGGTCCCATTACGTACGGTTTATTTTTTCATCACATATTTTTTCAATCTCTCGCTTAGAGTTCCTATAAATTTCTATTAAATAGAGAACTGCAAGTACCATGAGCGGGATCAAAACCAATATATCTTCTGACATTACTTATTTAATTTTTCTTTAAATGCTGTTGTGTCATTACATGCGGGCATTGGCCTATGGATCACCGTATCCAGCCACTTAGGTGGCCAATCTTTGATGCGCTCTCGGGGTCCACGGCAGGCGATGAGGATTAGTAATAATAATATTGATTTCATATAGAATATTCCGAAGGTAATTTATAAGTGATAAGGCGTGCCCATTCTGGTAATATATCCTTCTGAGAATCGCTAACCTGCGCCTCCTTTTTAATTTCATGATATTCAAGACATTTTTCACAAAAAAAATAATCGACGCTAACATATTTAAGCGTGTATCTGCTTATCCATGTATAGTAACTATGATTTCTAATAAAGACGAATTTGTGTTCGCAACTCATTTCATCAACAAATTATGTACAAGTAATTTAATTGCCATGCGCTCATTACGTTCACATTCAAAATCCCATCTTGTTCCTTTACGTTTAAAGAAACTTTGCTGCTCAAAACGGCCATGTAGATCAGTAACAGAAATAGCCACCAAATCATTTTCATCATTGTATGGCTGTATTACGCGCGTTACTGTGAAGGTGCGCGTCAACTCTTCTTTCATGATTAGCTTATCTTATCACTGCCGCACCGATCTGCGGCCCGCCATGGTCAATGGTAATAATATTATCCTTAAAACTTACTAAAGTAAAGAAACTACTTTGCATCCATTTTCCGGTTACCACATCATAATACCAGATATATACACGTGGTGTAGGACCATATGTTTGTTGCATCAGTGCAGTATATGGTATTTCAGTAACTCCATTTTGAAAAGAAACTATGGTGGATGGGCAACAAGCCATCTAATTAATTTTTAGTATATTCGCCTTGTAGTATTTCATATGCTTTCTTTATTTTACTGTACTTCATTTAACCCGAATATTTCTATATTCGGGTTTTTTATTTTTCCTCATTCGGTATCCAATAAACAATCAAATTAAATAACACACTCCCAGAACACCAGCCTACACTGAATGGTACTATATAAGCGAAATTAAAAAAAATAGAGGCAACTCCAACCAATAACACGCACTTATCAATAAAACTAAACCTAAATAACTCTTCTAAAATTCGCATCCTAAAGTTATTTTATTGCGTAAGCCGCCGCGCACATTGAATTGAATGCAATCATAATCCTGGGCAACTTTAAATTTTACTGGGCTGCACCCATAAGCATCTTCAAAGACCTGAAGATTAAATGAGCTACTGTATTCGGTGAGTAACCCTTCGGGCAAATCTTCTACCTGAATACGCCAGAAGCCATCAGCATCAGTAGTAAATGACCCTCCATATTGTTTATCAAACTTATCAGTAATTACCCAGAAGTAATTAGTGTTAGGCTCCAACTTCGCATATACCTGAATGTAATCAGTGCAGCGAACTATGAAATCTTCAAAGCAACATGTGCATTTATCACTCATTGCAAGTATTTTGATCAGTTTTCCAAATAATTTGAATTGGCTCGAATGACTCTAAAAAATTCCCATCAGTTACTATACAGTGAGGCGGATTATTAACTGGCTGAATCTTAATTATCTTTCCTTCGGATACTGTACCATCTTCAAATACTAATTTTATTCTGTGGTCCCCATTTTCATAAACATGTAATTCAGCCTTTGTTATTCGCTGATAATAACCATTGCAATAACCAGTTTGTTCTCCAATATCTAAGGGTGTGATAGAACAGGCATTCATCCCCCTAAATTATACACTTTTTCCCACTCCTGGCCAAATTTTAAAAAATAAAAAAGCCCGGATCACCAAAAAGGTAACCCAGGCTTATAGCGGAACTTTTCAAAACCGCTAACTATCCTCTCAATGCGTCTTCCGCAGCTTCACATTCGGCTGTAAATCTTTCGAAATCGGGAAGTTCATCTATAGAATAAACCTTGAAAGGCGGCTTATCTAACTTATGATAACACGACAAGGTATTATCCTGCAAGTTGATTACATAAGAATACTCGACCCAGCCACCCCCTCTTGCGGTTTCTTCACTATCGTCTAACAGTATTTCTTCGTCTTCAGAATTAGCTATATTCGTTAATACTTCTTCCGCCAAATCACGATGCATATAAGTCGAATACCACCGTCTTTGTGCCTCTGTTCTGTTGTCTAGCTCATGGCTCCATGCAGGAGTATTTTTATCATAACTTTCCACAAATTCCTTGTCCCTTCCTTCCGGCTCCAAAAACCTGACACGATGCAATTTTGACTTAAATAAGTCAAACAACGGCTTGTTCTGCAAAAAGATAACTATGCCAGCGCCAACCCCTGAAGGGTAGCCATCCCATTGGCCGTACTGGGCTACTTTTTTTGTTCCGTTTTGGTCAATGACCATAGTGAGATTTCTTGTTCCCATTGATTGAATTTTTTTTTTATTGTGAATTATTCGGTGGCTTTTTTGATGGCACCTTTTGCCTTATTAATAACTTCGGTATCGTTATATTTAAGGTTTAATTCATTGTATGCAGCAATCAACGCATCCAACAATTCAGGAGCGGCAGCAATTAGCTTTGCATTAGCAATTAAGGTCATGCTGTCTTTGTGTAAACACTTCGTTACTATCTTAGCCCGACCTGCGACGACATTTAAGTACATCATGCCAGTGCCATGCTTTATAGCACTTTCGGTATACCCTAACGGAGAATCGGAAACGACCCACGGCCCAGGCGTATGCTTAAATTCCATAAAAAATATTTTAAAGTTAAATATGACAATCCCAGACCGACAATAATGTATCATCATCAACACTATCAAGCAATGCGGCAAATTCCTTATCCCAGTCTGCTTTCTCGTTAGAAACAAACGCCCACCAACCCATTTTACCGCGTTCGTACCATTTGCCATCTTTGATAACGGCATGTGTGCTAATAGCCCGGTTCGCGGCTTTCTGAATGTACTCCTGTTCAGTGATCAAAAAATCATCTGGCGAGGCACGGTAACTAAATGGCCAAGATTCACGAGTGTCGAATTCTTTTTCTCGCCATGCTTTACAACGCGGTTGGCTCCAATAGGCATTACGAGCTTCATCCGTGTCTTTTATCCGTTCCCTAATTTGCTCCCAAGTATAATTGATCGGTAACTCATGCAGAATTTCCATTGCATAATCATACCTTTCCTTTGCTTCTTTGACAGCCTCATCGCGCATACCTTCGAAATCGATATCCCGCTTTTTTGCCATATCGGCATAGCCTTCTTTAGCAGGTTCGGTCATTAGACCCGGATTCCCGATTTTGTATTCTGGAAATAAGCGGCGATTCTTTTCAATAACTAACTGCTCTACCTTAGCCCGCAATTCCGCAGATTTGCCATTATATTTTGAAATTACCTTTTCAAATTTGGCAGGATTTTCAATCTTCATTTTTACAAAGGCTTCCATTTCGGATGCAGTAAACCCTTGGAAAGAATCAAACACCTCATTATAAGCAAGTAAATTTAATGGCTTTAATTTAAAAAGCCCGGTCCATCGCCCACCTAACTGATACCAATCCCATTTTGCATTTGGATTAGTACGTCTTATAACGCGGATCACCTCACGCGTAACGGGATCAATGACGGTGTATCCATATTTATATGCCTTACTTAATTTACCCTTATTCTCTCGTCGCTCAAATCCTAATCCAGCTTCGGTAATTCGGGGCTTACCTTCATGTTCAGTACAATACTCCAAAAAGGACTCAATTTCTTTAAGAGGTATTTCCACCTCTTCCAAGTGATCTGGCTTAAATTTTACTTTAGTACGATACCCGCGCCCATCTTTCCAGTCTCTTGAAGACCATTGTATACCACCACCGCATCCGGAACCGGCTATTGGCCCAATAATTTCGCGTTCTGCTTCTGTGGGATCACGATAAAATTCATCACTATAAGGCTCATACAGGTTTCCATCCCCATCCCTATAACGCACAACGGTAGCGTCTTCATAATCCTTTCGGACCTGTTCGGTAATATCAATATCCTTGACATAATAATCATCCTGCCCTGTACATTCAAACTCATGATAAGGCTCTAATTGTCCTTCCGGATTCTCGCCGATAACTAATACTGTAAAATGAGACATGTTGAAAAGTTTTTATGATTAATTATAATTCCCGTTTACAAATAGACGCTTCTACAGTAGAAATAAATTCTTTAATTGAAATTACTTGTTCATTTCCATCAACAAGATGCCCATCTATGATTTGTACACATACATCATTACCGTGAGCCCAATCCCAAAAATTAAGGAATACGCGGCCATCGCCGATATAACTAAGCTCTAATTTATGTTTACCTAATAGTTTAGGGTCAGTTAACGGTAGTTTAGGTCTGACCTTCCATATGCAAGCAATGTCATAATTGCCAAATAACCAAAGAAGGTGGTTTATGTCAACGTGTTCATTGGACCACCATACTAGATTGTGACCCACATTCCTCTTGACTTGAAGAAAATAATAAGTTGATGAGTACATATGCAATAAGTTTTAAAATATAAAAAGGCCAGGTTTTACCCTAGCCAAAAGTTAATTAACTATTTATCACAAACGGCCCATTCACTTTCCAGCTTAATACCGAAGCTGAATTGAGGTTCTTGATATAGGTGTTCCAAACCCGCGTCTTCCAAATGTTGCATAGCCTTGGAAGCTTCCTCTTCCACCTCTTCATCGCTAAAAAATACTATCGGATAGGTCTCTTTGTAGTTTACACAGAACTCTTTCCCATTCCAAAAAAATTCATCTGGTATTGTAGTACCTGAATTTGAGATCGCGCTGTAAGAAATGAAGTGTTTCATGTTATTTGCTTTTGATGACTCAAAGATAGGTAGGCGCTTTTGAAATGACAAATATATTTGTCAATAAATAGAATATCTTGACTCAGGTCAACAAAAAGGCCACAGGGCGAAACCTGCGGCCGGTGTGTACATCTCGGACAAATATTGTTATTGTTGATTTAGCATTTTCATATATCTTTCTAATTGAGCAGTATTGCCCTCAATAGCCAGTTTATCATTTCTTTCAATTGCGGCATGAAGAGCCTTTTTAGTACCCTCAATGGCACGTTCAAGATTCTTAATTTGCCAATCTGCCATAGGCTTTTTGGTGGTTGTGTTATGGATTTTGATAGGTGATTGCTTTGGCAATTGGGTTGATGGTAAAAATAATCCGCCTTTATAAAATTCCCCGTTCATTCCTATTTCACCACCCTTTTTAGCTCTATTTTTCATGTGATCTTTATTTATATCCCAAAGATACGCACAAAAACGACAATGACAAATCTTTTTGTCATACTGCGTAAGTTATTGACCACGATCAATAAAAAAGGGCTGTCCCTCCCCGGACAGCCCTGCACGCAAAAACTCACGAAATGGTTCATATTCGAAGCAATCCCAATTTACTGCATTTTAAGAACTCTTTTCCAAAAAGTATTTAAATAATATCTGAAATGGTCAAGATGGTCAGCGCGTTTCTTTGGATTTGACCTACTTCCTTTATCAATATCTCCCAGGTCAGTCACGCTTACGTTCTTACAGTCGAAGATCAACGGGGCACAATGTTGTTCGTCCATAAGTATATTCAACTTAAATAAGCAAGCGTTAACTAATACTCGGTTCTCACGGACTGGTGGGTTAATAGTTGGTTGGCGCATCTGGCCATCCACTAAACCCAATTCGGTTTTTATAATTGAATAATAGTTGATCCCATCCTGTACCAGGGCACTCGTATTTCGTCCGGTAGCATCGCCAGTAACGATCATTACATATCCCCAATACTTTGCCTTAATATGGTCACAAAGTTTATATATATCACTATTATCAAGCTTTATGGCCTCGATTACTCTAATCCAATTATCATATTCGTCATGCTGATACACGCCGCAGGTAATAGGATTCACGTTGAAGTCAAAACTTAAATAAAGTTCCTTGTTTTGGTCTAAATAAGTCGATCCAACATGCTTTTCTTCATTAAAGCAATAGCAATATGGATCACTAACAATTCTATTCCCCCAATACCCCTGCGTAAATACTTTATACCAGTATGGATCAAGGATTTTTAACTCTTCTAAGAAAGCAGCACGCTCATGCTTACAGTATCGGTTATCCTTGTACGTTGTCCATGTGCTTCTGTATGTAAAATTGATTATACGTTCTTTAAATTGGTACATTGGCAGCTTTATTTGCCATTGTCCAACAAATATTCTTTGCTTATATAAGAGATGTTCGTATTTCTTAAAGAAGATAGCATATAACCAAAACTCTTTATAATCTCCCTCGTATTCAGGGTTGAAAGAAAACCACACTTTAACTCGGCCTTGGTTATAGCGTAAAGAAGTCATGATGATAACAAAATCATCTTTTTCCAATTGATTCCCTTCTTCGCACCAGCAATGTGAAGGGTTGGCAATAGATTTTAATTTGCCAGGCTCATCCATACCGCGGCATATAAACTTATTACCATTGATACAAATGATCTCAAGCGGGCTTTGTTTGAAGCTGAATAGATGATCCACGCCCCATTCTTCGCAAACATCCTTAATTAACTGCCATTGGCTTTCTTTGATAGTGTTGAAAACCTTTCTCACAAGGACGCATCTAAAATAAGGCAGTCTTAGACAATCATAAATCAATTGTTGGACAATATGACGGCTCTTACCGCTATCGCGGCCGCCCCATAAAAACTCTATGTCAATTGGAACAGGTGCTAACTCTTCGACAGGGCTAATTACTTCTACCTCATTCTTCAGAAGATGGCGGTAGCATGGTAAGAACATTTCCGTCGATAAATTGATCTTTATCTCCGGCCTCTTCGTCGCTTGCATTTAGAATTGCAATGTTATTGGTGTTATTAAGTTCAATATTGATGATCGGGGCTTTTTGGGCATTATCAATTTCGTAGAACCCAATATGTTTGGCAATATTTTCCCAGGCACGATTGGCACCATTGGAATCAAATACATACATCGCGTTACCATGCTCATCACGGACAGGGACCATACGTTTTTCACGAGCATCATAACGCATCACGGCTTCGGCTTGCATACATCTATCGTAGATTTTTTTGAAGCCTTTTGCCACATTGACGGGATCGAGCCAGTTTTCCTCTTCCTCTCGTTGAATTTTTAATGCAGTTTCTGCTCGAACTAATTCTAGCTTTTCCCTTATAGCTAGCTGAATATTAGGGTTTTTTAACAGATGAGCCGCTGCCTGTGCTGCTGTTTTTTCACTATATCCCGCCTTTCTTGCTGCCTGTGTTTGATTCCGATCTGGGTCTTTCACATATTCATCAACAAACCTTTGTTGTTTAGGCGTCATTGTATTGAAGTTTCAATAAAGATTGAATATTCATATGTGCAATGTTAGTGAAAATTTCCCAAAAAAGGTTAACGTCTTCATGTACCACATAAAAAAATTGGTTCCCGAGTGGAAGCATGGCTGTTCTGAATTTTTTTTGGGCGGGGCTCACTGTGTCTTTACCAACTTTGAATTCGATCCAGTGACAGGCCCCATTGGAGTCAAATATAGGCATATCCCAGACGCCTGCCACCAGACCACAAGATTGTAACTGTTTTGCCTTTTTGGGTCCCAGGAAGCCCACAGCGCTATTTGGTACGCTAAAGAACCGGTATTGCATCCAGGGAAAGAATCCGTCATCTTGGGAGTGATTCCAGGCTTTGAGGAAGCATTGGGATTGGAGTTGATCGTGAGTCACCCGGCAAAGGTACGGAAACCACGAAAAGTACGGATTTCACGAAATTCACTTTTTTCACTTTTTTCGTCAAGTGGGGCTAAACCACCAAAATGGCCCTAATATTTTGTAACTTGTAACATAGTTGTTTATGCAACTAAAGTATAAATAATTGAATTTCATTAACTTAAGTGTCTGTTACAAAGTTACAAAAAAAAACCGCCCTTATTTATATATACGGGGAAATACAATTATGCGAAATGCGTATCTACGATATATTCGTAGATACATAATTACCCCTTATATATTTTATACCTATACCTTCCATTATACTATATTTTTTGTAACATTGTAACAAGGTAGTATAATATATTAAATATCAATAAGTTAATACGTTACAAAAACTGTTACAAATTTTGATTTGTAACAAAAAAAGTTTGTAACAAAAAAGGCGGCCATAATAGCCGCCTTAAATAAGGGAATGATTTAGTATTTTATGAGATCAACTTTTTGGGTTGATTATCTCGTTTACCGACTGCAATAATTCGTTATCTTTCATGTATCGTTTCAGCATCAAAAGCTTGCCCTGAAGAATGCGAATATCTTCGATCAATGTAGCTTTTTCTTTTTCCTTTTTTTGAAGCTGTGCTCGATACTGATCTGTGAGTACTCTGTGTTCTTCAGGTGTTTTACCAATGCCCCGCATCATTTGGGTAACAAGTTCTTGCACATCACCTTTGTGAGGTAGTTGATCCAGGCCAGCTACTAAAAGGTCAAAATCGGGCTCTGTGAGTCCGAGCATCTTTAATTGTTCAATACTGTTCATGATCCTTGATTTTTGGTTTGTTTTAAAATTAAAAAGGCAGCTTTTCTTCAGTAAAAGATCGGCCACGTACGGTATTGATGGCGTCTACACGTTGTATATCAGCTTTATTAAATATGTATCCGCGTTTATCACACCATTCTTTTAAGGCATTATTGATCTTGAAGGAGGTGGGCCGATACTTCTGATTGATATTATTCTCGCGTATAAATTCGTCAAGCTGCCGGTTAAACTGTTCATTTGAAATAAACCGGTTTTTCCAGTTCTCCCAATTTTCGGTAATGAAGTCAAATAGGGCTTGTCCGTACGATACAACGAACCTTTTTTCCCAGCCGGTAGCAGAAAGCTCGATATCATCTAATTTAAGTCCGAATTGCATCCAAGTTTGGATACATTTAATAATGAAAGTGTCATAGGCATGGAAGTCTTCCGGGGTCCAATCGTTGGCAAAATGTTTTCCGTAATGCATATCCACGCCACGCTTACGATTGAAAAACCCGGTAAATTCAATCTGGATCATACGGCCCTTGATCCCTCCATCCTGCACATCACCAGCATAATTGGTCTGTAAAATGAACTTGGGTACATCGTTCAGACCAAGTACTTCTTCATTTTTAAATAACTTCTTAAGAATGGCTTCTCCCGTGGTCATTTCCTTTAGGAAGCCGAAATTGAAATCTTTGGGTAGATCGCTGATGGCAAATATCTTTTGGCCACGCCAGGATTGAAGGAACTTTTCATTAGCCTGGGCCTGACTCCCAGGGATCGACATGTAAGTAGTTGTCAGCTTAAGTAAGTTACAGAAAAGGTTTTTGCCGGACCCTCCACCCTGCATAGGATCAGGGCAGCGCTCAGTGAGTACGATAAAATAACCGGTGGTTTCGTCCTTCCATTCGTGGGACAAATACCCCAAACAACGCATTATATGATCTGTATTCTTATCTAGTTCAACAGACTTATTTAAGAAATCTACATAAAGACCGCCTGATTGATCCTCGACAAAATCACGCTGTTGAACTTTGGTTGCCCAAACTAAATGGTCTGTGATCAATTCATAACTATTAAAAGACCAGCCACTTGCAGATATCTCAACGAAGCCATTAAGGAAAAACTTATAGCATACTTGACGAGAATCACCTAGTATTTTTTCTTGACTGATGGTTGTCAGACAGGTTATGCAGAAATTGGCGTTCTTTTGAAAAAAAGCATGATGGGCATTGAAAATCTCTTCATACAGATCACCATCTTCCTCATTAATATAACCGGACATAGCATCGTAAAACTGCCTATCCTCGCAATGGTGTATATAAATACCTTGTATACGTACCAATTCCTTTTTATACAGGCGAAAACCCAGGTCATGAGCAACTTGCTGAAAGCGCAGGCGGCTTATACGCATTACACCCTCATCGTCGGGCGACCAGAATATGCCGTGTGGATGCTGGGTATTAAGCTGCTCTACAGTTTGTTGGTACATTTCCCGCCCCTGGGTACTGATGTTCTGTGGAAGCGGGTCGCCGGTCATGGCTTTGGTGCGGATGATACGTTGTTCCACAGCGGGCTTGATTCTTCCATAGCCTGCTTCTACTAGCCATTGATAGGTCTTCTGCTTATCCCCGCCGAAACTGTAATGTGCCAGGAGGGTTGATAGATTATAGGCACGGTCAGGCTCTAACTCTGTGCTGACAGTAAATACGTAAAAATAGCGATGTTCCACGTGGAACGAAGCGTGAACATCACCACGCCTGCCACCGGGTCGGGTGAACCAAAGATGAGTGCCGCGCTTACTAACAAGTTGCCAGCCCAGACTTTCCAAAAGTTCGACCGCCGAAACAGTTCGGTTATAGTGTTCAAAAGGATTCTCATCGTAGTAATTTAATTCCGCTCGGTTGGGTTTGTAGGGCTTATCTTCTTTAATATAGGTATTATACGCCCGGCAGAATTCGATAAGCTGGCAGCGTTCTATCCAAGTAAGTAATGGTATAGGAGCATCTTTGCGAACTGTATACCCCATCGATGGTGGGCAGGTCATTAAGCCACCTTCACCACGAGATTCAATAAAACATCGGGTCTTTGATGGCTTTTTGATGCCCCGGTCGATATCTGCCTGTAATTCTTCTGATATAGCTTCCCGTTGGGCAAGTTTCTGACTTCGTGGCATTGCCTGTCCTTCTGGCAATTCGATCCGGTAAGGAATGTGGCAACCGCCGGAGGGTGTTTTGTGGACCCGCAATTTTTCGAAGAGGTCCGGGTAAATAGCTTGCAGGTCGGTAAAAAACCGGGCACTGATCCCAGGGAGGTATTTTTCATCAATATCGATCCCTTCTAGATTTCCGGATATTCCCCCGCAAACCATCGCAACAGCGGTAGTATTGCGGCGTTCCATTTCATGGAATAGGTCTTGTCTTCCTACTCGTTCAGTTTGAAATTTAGTCCATTCACTGTATGGTGTCTTTTTAGCATATACTTTACCGTGATATTCTTCCTCTTTATCTCTCACCGGCACCAGATTGATGCCGTCATTAAGCAATAGCTCCACTTGTTGCCAAACTGGGTGCAATTGATTATCCATCAAATGTATTTACGGGCTATCTCAGAATGAAATCATTATACTCTATTGGATCGGTGGGCATATTTTCGAGTAGTCTTTGTGCCCATCCCCATTTATAACCCATGGCGGCGCCGAAGGAACGTAGGAAATCCTCATCATTGTTTTGGGCACGTGCTTTTGCAACTCGTATAGCATACATGCGCTTATTCTTGGTCTTTGCATAAATGGCTAGTTCTTCAGGTGAAAGTTCACTTAGTTTCTTGCCGGATAGTTGGGTGTATGGTTGGGTAATTTCGATTAGTACTGTTTCAGGTTGTTCCGCTGGCTCCGGGTCGAGCGTCAAACTTACGAATTCGTACCCGCAATTTGGGCATTTTTTTATGCTATTTGGAATAAGATGGTTACAATTTGGGCACAGTTTATGAGGGGGTACACCAGGACGCGTGGGCTTACCTTGCCACTTATTGGCCCAATCGTGTTCATAATCCCATTGCTTGTGGGCTTCGTGATTTTGCCCATAATCCAGCACGCGGAATACTTGCTTTTTTCTTTGCTCTAGTGGTTTACCACGATCTTCATCTAATACACGGGAGCCACGCCCAATACATTGAATATACTTAGTTAACTTTTTTGTTTTGAATTTTAATACGATCAGGTCGATTGGTTGATAATCATATCCCTTAGTCAAGATGGCTACATTGATCATTATAGGAGTAAGGCCCATGAATTTATCCATTTCGATCTTCTGTTCATCCTTGGTCATACGAGTATGGATACGCGAACATATAAAACCGGCAGCGGTTAAAGTTTCATATGTGTGTTCGCAATCTCTTATGCTTGCACAATAAATTATACATTTTCTAAATGGTATAACACGCAAATCCTCTGTGAGCCCTTCGTATACTTCATCTGATTCAAATACTTCTTCCTGGCTTTCTTCGGTGTATTCATCGCCTGCGCTGTTAAGGCGCAGATTAGCGATATCAGCGCGTTGTCTGGCTATATGCTTATATGGAGTAAGATCGCCGCTTAGAACCAGATCATGCGGCTGTGGACCCACTACACAATGATTGTAGATATCTACCAAATGCTTACCTTCTGGTGTGGCAGAAAAACCTATGATAAGAACGCCATTCGACTTAAATAACTTAAGAATTGCGGCGCCGTTCCCCATGTGGCATTCATCGAAGATCACTAGCAGGTTAGGACCAAGTGCGGCAAATTGTTCAATAAGATGCTGGCGATTTCGCAAGGTCTGGGCCATGGCGAGATAAACGAAATGCGGCTGTATAGTTTTGTAATTCTTGCCGTCTGCTATTTCAGTGGCTTCTATTTCTTCTTTTATTTGTTCGAATATCTTTAGGGATTCAGAAATGATCAATATTGTTTTGCCCTTCGCATGTGCTTTAGCGGAAGTGTCTATAAAAGTCTTGGTCTTACCTGAACCAGTAGCCGCACAAGCAATAACTTGCTGGTGATCCCTAACGGCAATAGCTAGGTTTTTTTGGAATGCCAGTTGGTAATCTAGTAATGTGAATTTTTTTTTAATCATTTAGTTCGTCTTTGTAGTCAAGCCACCATGTCATACATACAGCACGTGTCGGGTAACCATATGCGTCATCACAGATACTACATGTATCCTTTTCCGGCGCATCACTATTGCATTTCGGGCAAAAGTTAAAAATTCGGCAGCGAATAAATCCACGAATTAGTAAAAAATATTTTTTGATCATTTAATTATTTTCTTTTTAACGCGCCATCCAAAAAGTGGTAATAAATAAAATCCAGAATTTTTAATTTCATTTAAATGCAGGGCCTGTCCTTCTATCGGAATGCATTTGCTATCAACAAAGGCATAATGCGAAGGGCGACCATTATCATACATTACCCAACATTGGTAGTATAGTATCTCGGTTGCGTTATTCATACGATAATTATTTAAAGGGACAAAAAACCCGCGAGTAGAAACAAGCGGGTGTGTAGCATTTTTTAGTCAAAAAAAATTGAAGCAGTACTAAGGTAAGAAATATTTTTATTTAGTTCAATTTAATATTTTTGTTTTCAATAGCTGTTTGAACGGCAGCAAAAAGATTTTCCATTCGACGTGGTTCAGTTTTAAGCATACTTTCATATCCAAGCTTCCCACTGAATTTTTCTATATCAAACCTGGCAAGTATACCGTTTTGCATATCGAATGGGAGATCATGAAATTTAATGGTATCAGGGTAAATATCATCAGAACTTTTAACAGATAGCCTCGCATTTTTTGCAAACAATTCATCCCATCGTATTTCTTTTTTATAATCATCCAGCCAATTCATAAAGTGTTCGAACGCTTGCGGATATTTCGCTTTTATATCGTCGAAAAAATTCTCTTTATTTAAGTTGAACATATTCGCCTTCTTTATTTTTAATAATTTTATATTTCTCTATGTACGTATACATTTGTTTTTCCGAGATACCTAATGCAGCGCGGGCTTGAACTTTAGTCCGATACTTATTTAAGGATTTTAAAAGCAGCTGTTGCTTATGATAATCAATATTAAGATTTTCAGAACTCATTTTTTCTTCATTCTACCAAGTCTACTTTTATCTGGATCACCAAGTTGATTATTTTTAATACGATCTTCATGAAATTTTTTCTGTGACGCCCATTTATGAGCGGGCAACGATGTTAAATGCCATAATTTGCAATATTGACAACAATAATAACCTGTAAATTTAAACTCTTTATTTTTAGAGTTATGTTTTTGCAGTGCCGCTAATGCCTTAATGCTATTGCTAAAAGCAACTTTATATTTGCATCGTAGTTCCATCACATTTTAGCTCCTGTTTCCTGGTATATTTCACTTAATATTTCTTGTAACTGTTCAATCTTAATTTTTAAGTGAGGGGTTTGGGAAATAGCAGGATGCTGAGATAATAAATTATCAATTATTTGTTGAACACAAAATGTTCTATCACACGCTTCATGCCAATACGCTGGTGTCAATTTTTGTTTAGCCATTATGGTTGGTTTTTGAATTGATCGTATAGTTGTTCATTACTATAAATGAGGGAAAGATAAAAACCATGTTTCTGTAGATAATCTAAGAACTCCACCGCATCGCTTTGGTTTGATGGGGATTCGTCGAGCCATTCGACGTTCAATTTCTTACATTCCTCCAAAAATTCTTTTTTCTCATAAACCGCATCCTGGTACTTGCCGCCGCCATACCCGTGGCCGCGTGAGGTGAATTCCATTGTTTCGGCTCTGATGGTGCATATATCCCGGAAGGTTTTATCTTGCCCGAATGGGGTATAATCTATAAAACACACCGTGCGCTTCCCACTTTTTATCTGATGATACAACCGCTCATAATCACCCTTCACCCATACCGCATCACCCTGAGTAAATTGGAGTCCGCTTTCGTCGAGGTATTCGAGGTCTGACGGCAGATAAACCTTCCCGAATTGAGCTACGATGTTATCAACATGATTTCTGCCAACCACAAGTACCGGGTGTTTATCGCGAACGGTACGCCAGTGTACCTCATTATGCCTCCCCTCCGGCCATTTAACACCATTCACCCATACCGCCCCTCGCCTCTTCGGCCATTCATTCTCTAACTGTTTCACCATATCGCATAAACTGGCTTGTTTGGCTGCATTCTCGCCGTTGATGATGGTATCCAATTCTCGAACCAGGCGGCGGTGATCGGCTAAGACTTCTTCGTAATCGGCAATGGTTAGTGCTTCGGGGTCTGCTGCACCTTGTGGGGTGGATGCGGCTCCCTTCTTCCGAAAGCTAAATAGAAATGCGTCTCCGGTAGCTTCATTAACAACTGTAGTTTCGATATGGCTCTTTAATCCCAGCATAACAAAGACCTTTAAAATCTCCCGGGACGCAATTTTGATAAGACCATTAATAAAATCGGCCTTTTCCTGGTCTGTTGCCGCAGAAAGATCGGGTACTGTTTCTTCCTCTACCGCTGTATTGGATGGCGGCTGGGTGGCTTGCATCTTATTGACAATTTCAATAATTTCTTGACACTCACTTTCTAATAGCAGAGTGCCATGCTGGTCATGTATATAGTCGAAAAGTGGTTGATAATATGAGCCTGGGTATTGTTCCATTATTTATCATATTTGTTTGTGATGTAAATGATCAATGCCATACCTAAAAGAAAGCAGAGGATGACAACTCCAATGCCCGCTGCGGTCCAAAACTTTTCCATTATTTATCTTTTTGAGGGGTTAGTCTGGGTGCTGGTAACGGTTTCTAAGTTGTTGGATGTGCTGCTCAATCTGTGACCTAGTTACACCGTTATGCTCATCCAAAAGAAATTCAATGTACTGTTCGGTATTACAGAACGGGCACGGATCATCACCACCACGAGTAAACATGCCATCATTATCTGAATCCAGATCCCATAGATACCCATCAATACACCGCGCATCTGGGTAACGTGCGCCGAAATGCGGGAACTCAGGGCATTGTTGCTTATCCATTATTGTTTTGATTGTTTAGTGCTTACTGATATTCGTCTTCGAATTCTCGGGACAGCCGATCAAAGCACGTATTGCAGACGTAATACTGATGGCCGTTATAATCGTGTTCAGCTTTCGCTGTCTTGCACTCTTTGCAATCGCCCAGGTCCGGTGCTTCGCCTATCACTATCTTTTTCTCTCCCTCCTTTCCCTTTGATGCCAGTGCCTCGGCCGCTATATCACGCATTCTGTTAGCGCCAGTTACCGATGGATATACGTTAATGATTTTATTCAGTGCCGCCTTCAGCCTCTCGCTCTCCTTCTTTAACTTATCCTCTGCGACATCGTGACCACAAGTATATCCAGACTGGAATGAAGCCTCATTTTCAGGCATCCCAGCTTTGATATTTATTTCAAAAAGTTCATAGTGATTAAGTTGTTTCTTCAGATTCTCGTTCTCTTCCCACAGCTCAGTAACCTTCATTGCCATTCTTCCGTTTTCCTCGTACACCTCCCACCATTTTTCTGCCCATTCAATAGCGCCAGCAATGTGGCCAACGGTAAAACCACCCAAATGGCTAATCATGCGGCCATAGTCAATATTCTTCTGTTTCAAGCGGGCTTCTTCGGCATCAGTTGCTCGATGTGCTGAATGCCTTATTTTTTTCTTTACCTCACCTGGTAGTTTGCTATTCTCCATTGTTCTTTTATTTGAAAAAAATCTATACTAAACTTGACCTTACCATACAACACGTGGCCTGACATTACTTTACTCCACCTTATTTTACTAAACTCCACTTTACACAACTTAACATTACGCCGCCACGCATAACTACGCACAGCAGTATAATAAAAATATTTTTAGTGGCTATAAAATCAATACTAAACTTTACTATTCTTGACTTGACGATACTACACGTGGCTTGACATTACTTTGCTCCACCGTACATTTCTTTACATGACATAACATTGCATCGCAACAAAATAAAATATCTTAATTAAGTAAATTTAAAAAATCTATACTAAACTGCGCTTCGCCCCACAACACCTTGCCCTACATCACAGCCACCTAACTTAGCCCAACGTAACGCGACGCTACTTTATTATTTAAAAAAATCTATACGGTACAGGACGTTACTTCATTGCGCTTGACGTGACTTAGCATAACATTGCGTTACTCCGCAAAACATCGCATCACTCTACTTTATGCAAATATCATTTAATTTGAATCTACCAAAATACCCATTGTTAGTAGGCCGATAACTTCCGATGCCTACATAATTACCAGTAACATTTACAAGTTCTGTAAGCATTTCTTTTGTAAGAGTCCCATTATCCAAGATCATATCAAACTGGGTTTCCCACTGGGACCATTTTGGGCGGATCACCATTACCCTGGCTTTAACATTTTTATTTACGGCTGACCTTTTATCAATTTCATCATAATCTGGCAGCAATATTTGCTCAGGGGTGATTTGAAGAACAGCGGCAATAATGCCTTTCATACTTTTGGTTTTAGTACCAACTTTACTTTTTAAGTAAGTGCCTCCATTGATCATAGCTATTCTAAGCTGTTCTGATGGGATATAGCAATGCCCATCTTTATTTCTGTAACAATGATATTCCGCCCGCTTTGCATCTTCGAGGGCCACATCCGGACGTTCGATGATCTGTTTGCGGTTCTTTTCCCAGTCGGCTAATTTAACATCGTCCATGCGATGTTGCATATAAGGCGTAACGCCTTCGATTTTTACTGTGTAGATCATATACTTTATTGTTTTAAAAACTTTACAATACTAGACATAACGGCGCATCACTGAACGGCACCCGACATTACATAGCAGTACTATACTCCACTTTACTCAACACAAATTTGAGTACGAGTTACTGTATTTATTATACCATTGAATAGCATAATATAGTCTTTCTGCAAAGCGAGAAGGTTCGTCCGAACTATATAAATACCAGCTTAAACTATTACACCATTCGGAAAAATATTTATTATCTAACTCTAATTTTCTGAACTTGATCCAAACTGGTATGATCCAATCCCATGATGAATGGTATTTTAGTCGAGGTACTGGCGTCCACGCATTATCATAAAGAAATACAAGGGTTGGATGCGGTGCTCGCCACTCGTCATGTCGTTCTTCAAGCGCCATAAACCGGGCAATCACTTCATTCATTTCAAATATTGTTTCCTTTTGCATTGTTGATGGTGTTTAATTAATTGAAAAGCCACCCGATTCTTCTGCGAAGTCAGCAAATTTTTCAAGTTTCACTAAATGATCTTCGTGAATCTTGGCCCGATATATCCCTGCTTGTGCATTTTCGTAGCTAGGTAACTGTTCGGCTGGTATAGCTTCCCATTCTTTATTGACATACCTTTGTACTGACACATATCCACGAGCAACGGCCGCCATCATCTTCGCTTCTTTTGATGAAACCTTATATCCATCATTTGATGATGGTGATCCATTGTTACCACCCTGATAAACATAGCTGCCGGGCTTCATCCCTGTTCCATAGCCTAATATATACCCCATACCTGTTTCTTGAAGAAACATTGGCCATGTAAGCCATCCTACAGAAAACGAGTCTAGCTTTTTGTTTTTTGGTATTAAATCATATCCCATCTTCCTGCGTTTTATTGTATGATGAAAGGGCTTCGATTGCAATACGTTTCATGTCTTTGGCATTATCGACGTTCGGGAAGAAAGTACCGATCTTCTCCAACGCCTCTACCAATACCCTGGCGCGTTCAGCTTCCTGGCAGCGGCCAAAAATGTACGCTCTTTGTTTGGGGCCAAATTGGTATCCAATATGGGGCGTATCAGTAGTCCACATTTTATTTGCATCCTTATTGATCCTTTCAATTGTTTCCTTCGGTAGTGTCATTGTTGGTTTACTGTTTCATTTCATTATAAAAACTATTCGGTTTGCCTATTTTCACGTTGCGGATATATATAGTTCTTTTCGTGCCCGGGGATGTGGCGTGATATTCCGCGCAGCACCATGCGCCTTTATATACACCGATCTTAAAATACGGCACATCAACATCGTTGAAACTGTTCGGCATGTTGATCCTTTCTACCACTTTAACTCCATTCTTCCAGACTTCCAGAATACCGGTATTGTCGTAAGCGTACTTAATGTGAAATACCCAATCAACCCATTGATCAGTCAACACAGGGCCACAATCAATAGTTGCCTGTCCATCATAGCTGAATGGATTGCTGTTGACGGCAGCGGATGCCCAAATAATATTCACCCAATATTTTCCATTCTGAATTTTTTTCATAATTGGCGGGCTTCGCCATGTTTCACCTAAATGAAAATCTGGCCGCTCATGCCATTGCCCCGAAACGTCCTGATGCGGGTCGGACGCCGCCCAATCTTCAGATGGCAAGTATTCACTCCAACTCCACCACCCCTCCCTCGGCTCATTAGAAAGACTCGTTAACCTCATTTCAGCCCTCACAGCCGCAGGGGTATCAGTCTTCCGCTGCTCGAACTTCATCGCCCAGCCGGGTTTCCCAAAGGGGTTCTCGACGATCGTAGCGGCAGCAGGGCGGGCGTTATTGATCTCTTTGATCCAACCATTAACATCATGGGTATTCTCCCAGGTGCTGTTGCCGGCCACCAGCGGCGTGAAGGTCATGTAGTGCCGGTAGTTGGACGTATCAATTTCAATCGATTTGAAATTTAAGATTTCAGTTATCGCGTATATTCGGTAGGTTCTATATCCAGGAAGCATTCGAATCCGGCCTGCTCCTATAGCAAACGCTTGCTTATTTTGGGTGGGTGGCGTTTTAATCGTACCCAAAATTCTATTGGCGGAATCACGGATTTGTAATATCCCACCGTGCATGCCACCATGGCCAGCGGTTCGCACCTTGAAGAAATACACTGCGTCGGTTTGGATGTTGATCTTGAAATCAATGTAATCACCGGCGTTAACATTTGTTACATGCATTCCGCCCTCAAGACTTTCTTCTACAGCAACTCCTAACATCGCATCATATCGAATAGCGTCGATCTTTATCGGAAAAGTCTGCGCATTCGCTATAAAGGCCACTAAGAAAAGAATGAATAGTAACAATTGTTTTTTCATGTTATTTGAGTTATGTATGCATTATATTCTTCCTCGGTGGCAGGATGAAAGCCACGAACCCATGTAAAAGAATTATCCGTCTCATCTCTAAAACAAGGTATATTGGGCTCTTCATCTCCCATGTTCCATTCGGCAACTTTTATGACTTCCCCAATCTTATATAATGAATTGAATTCCTTCACATACTGCGGCATTTCTTCCAGCTTTCTTTCTTCCCACCATTCCAGCTTTTTGAAGAGATGCGGGTATTGTGTTATGTCGAATGGAAGTTCTTTACCATTTATTTCAAAAAACCATTCATCAAATCTGCCTTTTTGTCCTTCTACAATAGACCCTATTATAAATCTACTTAGTGGATAATCAGCGATTACCTTATACCGTGGCTTCATTAATTCTTCAGGTGTCATGGGGTTCGTATCAATTTCGTGGTGGGTTTGTTGAATTTTTCGTTGTTGTTGCGCTTTAGTGTTAAACATGTGATTGCTTTTTATTACTTAATTAATATTTCTTTTTAAATCCTGAAGTGTTATGATTGCGATGAAGCTTGCCATAGTTGGCAACTTTATTTTTCTTTTCCGACTTTTGCTTGCGAAGCCGCTGCTCAGGCACTTCTACTATCTTCAATATTTCATAAAATTTTTTACCATACAATTTTTTCCATGTTTCAATAATAGCTTCCTTTTTGGTAAAGGAATGATAAACCTGTCTTCTAACAATAGAATCATCATCTCTTCTTATCAACTGTATGGTTCCTTTACAGCCCATTAAATAATTATTCTTAATCCTTCGGGCTTGCTTAATCGACTAAGTGCAACATACATTTGGCCTTTTGCAAAAGTTGGCCTTCGTAGGTCAATTGTCGCTTCATCAAATGTTAATCCCTGGCTTTTATGTATCGTTAAAGCATATGCGAGCTTAATTGGATATTGAGTAATGCTACCTATGTCTTTCAAAATGATATCATCTTTTTCCTTATCATATACGTAGTCTTTTTTTGAAATAGTTACAGGCTCAAGGGCAAAATCCGTATTGCCTACACGAATGTAATGGCACCCTGCGTGGCTTACAAAAATTCCTAATGTACCATTTCGCAACGGGTTATCCTCGCTGTTTGCCAGGTACATAATTTTGCATCCATTTTTAACACGTATCTCGGGCTCCAAATGAAAATCTTTTTCTTCTGCATTTCCTTCAATAGTAGCTTTAAATGTAAAAAGTTCCCCTTTTTGATCATTTAGACCCGCTTCATTATATTTTTGAACAGTAGATATATGTGGCGCTAAAATAATCCCTGCTGGCTCCGTATGAATAAATTGCCTGAAGTACTTATGCTTACCTCCATTTCTGATTACATTCAAAGCAGCAATGAATTCCGGATCAGTTTGGCGTTTTATTTCTAGCAATTCCACGCGTTCTATATTCAGCGCGGGGTAAATATGAGCATACTCAAAAGTATCGCCATCATAGCTTCGATACAAAATGCTACGTTCATTATCATTTAAAATAGGCGGGAGTTGCATCATATCCCCGACTAATATAATCTGGTATCTACAAAGGCCACCCAGTCCATTTTTCTTTAATGTCCAATGAGTAGCATCTAGCACATCCGGCCGCAACATGCTCACTTCATCAAATATTATTACGCTTGCTTTGCGAAGAACTTCGCGCCGTGCTGGGCTCACCCAATTTGCGGTGGTTTCATCTTGAATTCCGTATGGATTTATTCGAAATATACTATGAATAGTTGCGCCATCGACATTAGTCGCAGCGATTCCCGTAGGAGCCACTACGATTACAGGACGTCTTAGACCAGTTAAAATATCTCTTGCTTCTTTTAGTATGAATGATTTACCCGCCCCAGCATTCCCAGTCAAGAAAATATTTTTTCCTTCAATTACCTTATTTAAGAATTCCTGTTGTGTCTTTGTATATTTGTCCTCCATATTGTTCAACGCTTAATATAATAAACCGATGGCCCCATGTTATATAATCGATCGTTGTTTATCTTTTGTATTTGGGTATAAATGAATTTCAATTTTTTACCCTGATATCCCCACAAAGGCAAACCTCTCAAATGCGCATAACCGAACCTTGATAATAATATTTCTGGTGACATGTTGCCTTTTCGCGTATTGCAATCAATACAGGCAATTACATATTTTGTTGTTTGTCCCAGTGATTTTGGCTCAAAGTGGTCGATCGTTGCACAAAAATTTTTTGTATCGCGCTCAAATGATCTGTTACAGTAATAACAATGGGTCGCTATTACCTTATAAAATTCTGGTGTCCCAGGTATGGATTCCGGATATTTTCTATAAAAAAACTGTTCGAAATTATAAGAGTTACACCATTTTGGATATTTATCTATCCAATTATTTATATAAACTCGTAATTTTTCTAACTTGAAATATGGGTCTACCTGTGAGATCATAATCCCAATAATTCATTTATTTCTTTTTCGGTATAAAAAGATTCTAGTTTCAAAGGTTTAAACGAGTAGATCATCTCTTTAGGGTGGGGCAGTTTTACGTATAAATCTACAAACCGGTTTCTCCCGCTTTTAATTGACGCATCTTTAACCAATTTAAGAATATAGCTTCTAAAACTGAAAACTTTCTCAATGCGCCTATTTATATATAGGCTATATAGTTGTATGAGACTTAAAATTAAAAGAAGAATTATCGTTGTCATTTTTTTCTATAAATTAAATTTGAATCATTAATAAAGTAACCACATCTTTCTGTCCTTGGCTCCCAAAATAATTCATAACCGTTATTTAATGCCCCTTGGTAATCCCACAAGGGAAATGGGACTAAGATTATCGCATCAGCAAAGTAATCGGATTTACACGTTTTATGTCTGGCCCTAATTAAGAAATTAGCCGCCCCTGCTTCGTATTGACTTGGATGAAATCTTGTCTTTTGGATATCATATGGCACATATTCGATTTCTAGTTGTTCGAACTTAGCTTTAAGCCAATTAAGAAGATATTTTTGGGTGACGCGCATAAATTATTTGGCAAGTTTACAACCATCAACTAAATTTACCAAAAATATTTTTAATGACGAAGAAAATAAAGTCAAAAGTTAACGATCTTCAATCGATGACTGTGAGGGAGTATGCCAAACGAATGGGATGCACAAAACAGGCAGTATTTCAGCGCTATTATAGAAATGGAACTTTGCCAGGTGTTTATGCTTTTGATTTAATTGGCAATAATTATATTTTATTGGTTAATTTGAATGAAATCAAAAAAAATTTGGTTGATGTTCGTAAACCTTCTAAATTAGCGGCTGTAAAATAATTAAACAAATCCAATGCAACAACTTGAAATAGTCCGCAAAGAACAATCAACTCTTGAGCATTTATTGAAAATAAATGCTCGCCCTGGTGCTGATCTGTCTGCTATAGTTTCTCAGGAAATAATGTACCTTGAAGCGTTAGCTTTTTCGAAACCAGATATTTTAAAGTGCGAACCTCAAAGCATCGTTTTAGCGATGCGAAGTGTGATAAAATCAAATCTTAGTCTTGATCCATATGCCGGTCTAGTATATGTGAAAACCAGGTCAGTTAATACCGGCACCAAGCAAGCTCCAAATTGGAAGTCGGTTTTAGAAATCACTCCCACCTGTAATGGACTAATTAGTATTATGAGGCAGGAAGGACGGATTTTAGACTATACTAATCCGCAGGTTGAAAAAGATTCGAGTGGGAAAGTAATAAAGGTGAGCATGCGGTTACTTTTGCCCTCATATGGAAGTCCCCGGTGGGAAGATTATTCTTTTGACGAAGGCGATTTTATGAGATGGCGCAAAGCTTCCCATAAAGACAATTCCCGCAATCAGCAGAACGTAGATAATACGTCGCTTAATTTTGCCAACGCAAATTATACCAGTTTTAATGGTGGTATTGATCCGGAATTTGCACGGGCAAAATGTATACGCCATAGCTTAAAGAAGCTTGGGCGTAACCCTAATGAAACTGCGGCCCGTGTTTATGATGTACCCAAAACTCAAGTTGTTGATCCTACCTTCGACGAGGAAGCGCAGTTCGTACCCGATGAAGATTTTATTTCGCATGTAGAAATAAATAGCACTGTATCCCCAAGCACTTCTTCAAATTCTCCAACGTCAGATGAATTATGAATTTAATTTTCAATGACCGAACAGCTGGCAATCTTGGAGATGCATTTGGTATTTCGAGTGAGAGACAAGCCGAGATTGCCAATAATTTAGACAGTATGGTGCGCGACTTCAGCCCACCCTCTGGCATTCGCTTGGTTCATATGGCAGATTTATTGGAAAAAATTCAATCGTTTACCAATAACGATAACGAATTTATTTATGCTTTTTCAAACCACATACAATGGCTTTATCGTACAGGCCGCGCAGTTAATCCATTTTAATTAAAACTTTCTATGTCCGATATACAACCAATTACAGACCAAATTGAAGTAATAAATAAGAAACGAATCGCTTGGGGAAATTTAGGTGTAGAGATTCATAACCTTCATTTGTCTTTGCAAGTTCAAGGTCAGGGCATAATTAATCGCCTTTTGTTACCCACCGAAACCGCAAGGATTCCACAGGCAGAAGAAATATTAGCTCAGGCGAAACGAGACAAAGATGCCCTCTATAAAAAAAGGCTTGAAACTACGAACAAGCTGGATGATGTTAAGGCACGACTAATGCAGCCCGAAAAGTCTGTAAATGATAAAATTGCCGAATATATAGACGGGTTAATTAAGCTTAAAAAGAAAAAGAAAGACGAAGATGATGCTGCCCAGATCAAATTAGATGAATTGAAAAAAATAGCTGAAAACGTTCGGCTTTACATCGCAAATCAAAATGCTGCTTATTTAAAAGAGCATGCTGATCTTATCAGCAAGAGTTACATTTACGCCTTAGAAAAGGTCCCCCCAGAGCAATTGGAGCCTTATTTAGCCAAAATCCGTGCCCGCATTACTATTGGCAACCGTACCATGCAAAAGCCTTCTTTTGGGGCAATAAACGCCACTCAGGAGGAAGTAAATGCAGAAATTGATAAAGCATTTCAACCTCAACCGGCTCAATATTATGTTTCCGGTTTCGTACATGATCTGAATGTAAAATATGCTGATTACACCCAGGCTTGGGACAATAAGGATCAGGCTCTCTATCTCAATACCCAGGAAACTGCGCAGAATCATTCTGCAATTGAGCAAGCCAAAACCGAAGATGTAGTTGCAGCTAATATTCAGTCAATGGCCACTTCTGTCTTGGTGACCACTGATAGCAAAGAGTTGAATGAGGTATTTGTTTTGAATATGCCAGAAACATTTGAAGCTGCTAACATAATAGTTATGGCTTACCTTGCTAATTCAGCAAAATGCCGAACTAAATTGCGTGTTACTAAATGGCTAACTGGATTTGGTATACAACAAATGTCAGATGCTCTTGAGAAGATAAAAAATGAAGACAACAATTTTAACTTTAGCGGCTTAATTTGGACTACTAAAAGCAAATTATAAAAAATGGAAAATATTTCTTTACAATCATTGTTTGTTTTAAGCGCCCCAAATCTTCCTTCATTTTTTGGTTTAACCTCTGAAAGAGGGCAGGAATTGCTCACTAATGCTATATCGACAGCGGGAGATTATATTGAATCTTGTTTTACTACACTTAATAATGGTATCACCGATTTTAATTTTTCTCAAACTAAATGCATTACTATGGTTCTTTCTATTTGCAAGTCGATACAGGAAGAAGCATATGTCTTGTTTCATTTAGGAAAACGGATTTTCGAGTTAGAATCAAAATTAATAAACTTAGCAAATCAAGGTGTTGCCATTAATCTGCCATAAATAGTACTATATGATACGAAACTTACTTAAAAAAGATTCTTCTTCGTTATCAGATGCGTTTGGAATTTCTGAGGAACGCGAACAGGAATTGCTTGATCTGGTTGAAAAAAAAATTGACACCACTCTTAATAATCCACCCTTGGGGGGCGTCTTTAATAAAGGTGATCTTATCATAGAAGTATTGGATTTTGCCGAAAATTCACTAGAAGAAGCTTATTTAATAATGGCCACCAGTCTCATATTTTACGAGGTGGAGAACCGTTTAAAAGAAGATGATAACCTGTACTGATCAACAGCGGTTCACTTCGCTTGACTTTAATGAATACAGGAGCTTTTCTCAATATAGTTTTAGTTTTTTGAAAAGTGAAGCATTTGGGTTATCTAAAAATGTCGAAGTAACTGATAAAATTATCCTGGGAAGTCTGGTAGATGGGATTATATCTAATGAGCGGGTTGATATGACACATCGCTTATATCCAGCCGCCAAAGCTATTGCAGCTTATTTAAGGGCTAATTTTTCAGGAATATTACCTTATATGCATTCTCAGATAAGCTATAGCGGCATATTTCATTACCATGGCTTTTGTCTTCCTGCTAAAGGTCGCTTAGATATGGAGATACCAAAACGAATTGTAGTTGATCTAAAGATCACGGACTCAAAGAACATTCCAGAACTTATCAAGTTCATGAAATATGATGATCAACTTTTTGGATATGCAAAGCTTGGGCAACATACAGAGGCATATATTTTAGCCTACTCTAAGCCGCTTAAAAAAGCCCATATTTATTCTATCCCCGTGAGTGATCATAATGAATTCTGGGCTGAAAAAATTTTAAAATTTGGCAGCGTATGCGAGGATTAACTACGAATATCATAAAAGTAAAAACGAAATATCATTGCGGATTCTGATTGTAATTTGGTTATTGATAATTGCACATTTTCATTTAGCGAGTACAACGAATTCATGTTTAATGCAGACTTGAGTGCCGCAAAGAATCTTAATTTTCAGGATATCCCCTTGAGAATTCTTACACTCTCAAAAATATAAATTATGATACCGAACACCTTAGCTCCTACTCTTCCTCAATTATTGGATGATGTTTGTAATTCCTTGGAACTATCTATTGAAAATGTTATCAGCAGCAGCCGCAAGTTTAAATTTAAAACTGCCCGTTTTATTTTTTCCTATATCGCTTTTTATTTCACCAATTATTCATTGAAAGAGATCGGGAAGTCTATAGGAAACCGGGATCATTCTACAGTTTTAGTGGCGCGAGACGTTGCAGAAAATTTAATCTTAAATAAGGATGCAAAATTTTACCCGTTCTGGGAAAAATATCTGCTTAATTCTCAATACTACAAGACGATATCCGCTACCAAACAAATACATAAAAAGAATAATACAGATGAGAGTAGACGAAAAAGAACATCCCGATCAATTATCGGATTGGGATAAATTTAAGAAAACTGATCGTGGTGGCAATCAAGCCCTTGAAGACAAGGCTTTGGATGCATATTTCAAAGTCTTTGCCGATGGAGGAAATGAAGATGAAGCCAAGGCCGCATATTTTAATGTTTATAAGTTAAATAGAAAAAAATGAAACAAAGTGAACCATTAACAGGCTTAGAAGTATCAGCAATCAAGGTAGCACTACAAGGCCAATTAGAGCTTTGTAAAGAAGGCCATGCTTTAGCTATTGCTGCCGACAGGTTAACGGAAGAAGGCATAAAAGAAAGTGAACTTTTTATTCAATGTACTCAAAGCGCGCTGGATAAAATAAATGCTGCTACCTTGGAGAATGATTTCAAAAATGCTCCATATGATAAATCAAAATATTTTAAGCCGAAAGTGTGAAGATCAATTATAAAAATACCGCTTTACATTTATTAGATCATATTGACCACTTATCATTTAGGATAATTGATGATGGTGGAGAGACTACGGCTGATCAAAAAATGATGCTGGCCCATTCTATTATAACAAAATGGCCTAACCTTCAGCCTCGTTTCAGTAAAAAAATACAATACATCAGTCATCCATTTTATGAAGCCTACGATAAAAGTTGTCATAAGCTTGGTGCAGTTTTAGATGCAGAACCAATAAACGAATCTGGTACTTTTATTTTTAAGCCAGATATACATGAGACAAATACGATTTTCTATAGTATAGAAACGTGGGGCCAGAAGAATGAATTTGAAATGGATGCGACCATTTTATTTTTCAATAATCACACAAAAAAGGATAAAACGGCATTGGGATTAGTCGCACAGCGACGGCCCGGAATGCCCGCTAGTGGGGCCCGCTTTTATGCTAGTAAAAAGGCTATCGATGCCGGATTAGAGCCAATAAGTATATTTGGAGATATATTTACAATGATCCTTTTCATGAAATATTGTGAGTTGGATACAAAGTTAATTAAGGCCAACAGAAAAGATCACCACATCGGTATTAAATATGTCAATGAAACTAAACGCAATATCGAAATCTTGGATAGCACATGGTTTACCACGTTAGTTAAAAGCGAGGGTTTTGGTGTTCGGGGACACTTTAGATTTCAGCCATATGGTCCAAATAATTCATTACGAAAATTGATCTGGATCGACGCCTTTGAAAAAGAAGGCTATACCAGACAGGCAAAAGTCTTAAATCAACCAAATAATGAAAATAACGATAATTAAAGAAGGGAAAGATGTTGCAGCCCAATTAGGCATCCCACCAGATAGAGTGGCCGCTTTAAAGTCTTTTGCTGGTGACCTGGAAGTTATCCAAAGGTCAATTCCCTCTATCCCAAAAATAGATGTATTCGCTTTAATAGCCGCTTTATGCAAAAGTACAGAAGAAGCAATGCTTTTTTGTTCTTTCTATTTTGAATATATGGCTCTTCGCTATAAAATGCCTTTTGAAGATAACCCTTATGTCAAAAAAATTGAAACAACAAGTTGATATTACTGAGTGGGTTAGCCAGATGCATTTAGCTAATAAACTGGAAGTAACGCCAGGAGCGGTAAGGAACTGGATCAATCGAGGCCAAATTGACTCTTGGTATGTACCAGAATTACGCATGACCTTGGTTAAAAACTTGACTTCGATCAAGGAATTGAAAGAGCGGAAAAAAAAGCTATAAAAATTCTTGTTTAATTATTAAACAGATGTATATTTGTATCACAAAAGCAATTAAACAATGAAACACGAAAAGTACTTACACGCCGCTGTAGCAATTTTATTTCTTGCATTCGTATTTATGCTTGACTATTTGACTTTTCCATTTAACACCTGAACGGTTCACTATAGGGGCTCTCTTAATACCGGGATGCGCATGGTATAAACGCATATTTTTTATATGAGAAACCTGCTGAATATATTTGTGATTATAGTACTTCTTGCATTTGTAGTACTATTGATCTGGTTTTTCTTATGGCTTTTTTCAACTTTATCACTTTAAAATAAAATACTGTTTATCATGAAACATTTTGTACAAAAAAATTTAAACACTATTATTAATACAATTATTGTTATAGGAGTTATCTTGGCAGTACTAGGCGGTGCTTACGCATATTATATTAATGAAACAATTCGATAAAATGGTAGGCATTTAGATTTTTATGAATCATGTTTATTGACGGGTAAGATGCCTGAAAGCGGGCTATGTCGGTGTGCCGCGCATAATTTAATAAGTTATGATTTATTAGATTTATTCATGCCATCAGAGCAGGAATTAGATGAATTGAAAAATATGCATAAGTCTGTTGGTTGGTGGGCATCCGATGCTTATATATGGGAATTTGATAAGCAGAAATTATACGGTTTTGGTCCTTTAAGACAAAACATTATACTTTTCATGGCTGCAATCAATAACGAATTATAAAATTACTATCATGTATAGGTGCATTATCCCTTTTTATAGCCAAACAAAAAATATACGCTTTTATTTCGGGCAAACTATTTCTGACCATATTTATTATGGTTTGCCGCCACATGAAAGAACAAATTTTACTAAGAATACAACGTCTGACCTTGAGCCACCTACTTTTCAACAAGAGTATATAAATTCTTCGATTGATTTTCTATCTTCCCCTGAATCGAACGATTCAAGTAGCTCTGATTTTGGCGGCTTTGATGGTGGTGATACCGGTGGAGGAGGGGCCTCTGGCGATTTTTAATTAAATTATATGGAAGCTGAATTTATAGCGGGAATTGAGGCCAATAAAGAGATCATGCATTACGCTTGCTATCGTTATGCCAACAAATTGAGCCGTGAGGATATCATTCAGGAAATTTTATTAAGGGCGTGGCACTCTTTCCCAACGTTCAATGGTAGGGGCTTATTTAGCCAATGGTTCTTTTCCGTATGCAAACGAACCTGCATAGATCATGTTCGAAGACAGAAGGTACAAAAGCGTTATATCCCATTTAGTGAAGAGTTCCTTGATAATTTAGAGTACCGTATGGAAGAGGCGGAAAAATTAGAGCAAGCCATTAGATATAATACTGTAATTGCAGAATTGCCAGATGAAGATCGAGAAATATTTTTCTTATATCTAAATGGATATAGTTTTAAAAAGATACAATCACTATTAAATATTGACGAAAATAATCTACGGGTTCGCGTACACCGGATCAAAAAGAGATTGCAATTTAAATATGCCCGAGTTTTTATTTATAATTAAAAGTCCATGTATAGAAATACATGGACGCCTATTAAAAATGAAGAAAAAGCAAATATCTTTACTACCAACGAGCCTTAACTGGTCTTACGTCGTAATGTACAAACCCAGGGTATAAACCTAGTCCGCCCTGCTTCATTTTGCCCTGACTAATAAGCTTTTCTATGATAGCGTATAGTTGTTTTGGAGTTTTTGATTTTACTGTAATATCTGCGGCTTTAGCCAACAAATGCTGACTCTTTTTTTTGCCACCCACTTTGGCGTTATATGGTGGTGTGCGATATCCGCTATTCACATGAACAGGTTCCCCTAAATAATCACGCAATACTTGTAGATTATAGGCCAATAATCTCACATTCGCCATTAAGTGTGTAGGTACTGGCGTCCCGTCTTTGCAAGCAAATTCTTCGAGATCGAAGTTTTCAGTTAATTGCATATTTTATAAATAAAAAAGTTAAATAAAGAATCCATAATACCAAATAAGCAATTTTTAATTTGATGACTCTTTTTATTCCACCAGGTTCTCCAACCCTTAAAATATCGTTCTCCCACCAGTCTATAAGACTTCCTGGTTCTCTATCAATTGGTCCATTATACCACAAGGATTTGCCTCGTATTGCGTTTAAAAGAACGTCGAAAAACGCCAGCCTGGTTAAAATACCATGGATCATTATCAACAAGCCAACGATCCAACCAAATTCTGTAAAGTATATATAGCTAACAATAGCACAAAAAATAAAATAGACAAACCCGTGACCCAAATGCCATTTTCGATCGGCGGTTATATCTTTCTTCAATAAGAAAGAATGGTAGGCTGCTTGTCCAAAACAAGCTCCCCAAAAAATTATTGTGACACAAATGATATCAAACGAATTCATAAACTTATTTAACTTGCTCTAGCCAACCCGCCCGGTGGCCCATCGTAAGTGCAATAGTTAGGATATGAACAATTACAAGTAATACTCTAAAAAGATTCTTATTAGGGTCCTGCCAGTATTTAATAACAATATACCAGCCCGCTATAATTGCTGCATTTAATATCAGCCAAATTCCGGCTAACCAAAAAGAGCCTTCAAGGATGGCAGCAAGATTGCTGTAAGTAAAATAAACGGCCAACAAGACGGCTGTAAAAATGCCAATTATTAATATTACGCTAATTAACTCGTTATCTTTTCTGGGCTTATTCATGAATGTAATTTTATAATTATTTGCTCCATTTGAAAGGAACTAATATATCAATTATATGCATAGGCTCACCATTTCCAAATAATGGCCGGTATCCAATATTTCTATCTTTTTTATCCTGGTACATAAAAGATGGACCGATCCCATTAGGTAAAAATTTATTATTAAGCATCCCGGCAATTCCTACTTTTAATTTTCTACGTGGTTCTAAATATTTTGCATTTACTTCAGCAGCAATACGTATATCATTATAATCCTTGTTCAGCTTTAGCTTTTCTTTTTCTAATTCTGCAATTCTGGCACTATCAATACTAGCAGCGCTTACATAAAGAACACGTAACCCTTCGGCTTCAGATTTATATTTTTCAACTGTATCACTCGTAGCAGCTATTTGAGTAAAGCAATCCTTGCAATCATCAATAAATTCATTGGGGACTATTGTCTGGCCACTTGAATCTTTACCTGGGATCGGTTTAGAATAAAATTTATCAATCAACCGCTTATTATCAGAAAGGATTTTGTTAAGGTGGTTAGTTGTAGATTCATTTTTAATATTAAGTTCCTGTACTTGGGCAGTTAAATCATTCCTTTCTGATTGCCATTTCTTTTTTGTTTCTTCAAATTCAATACTGTCAAGGTTATGTTGCTTTTTAATGGCATCCAAATTTGGAGGGGGAATGCTTTCATTTTTAAAACAGAATTTAAGAAATAATAAGACAGCAATTGCCCCTAAAAGGATCAATACCCATGGCGGTATTGTTTTAATTTTTACGGCCATATTGTAGGATTAATGCTTCTGCAATTATTTCTTCCATCACAGGTTTTAACTTTTTAAAGAGCCTTTTCTTTCCAATTTTCACATCTTCGTCTTCAATAGACATAACCACAATCAAACCTGGTGGTATATCAAGGACCTTGGAAATCCTTTTGATAACTTGAGAACTAGGATTCTGCATCCCCCTCTCTATATTACTTAAATAACCTTGGGCTAATTTGGCCTTTTTACTTAATTCCACTTGGGAAATACCAGCATATCCTCTCAGTTTTTTAATAGATGCTCCAATATTCATACCTGCAAAATAAAATATTTTCTATTCTTGAAGAAATATTTTATTTTTATACTTATCTTTTATATGATAATGACATATATCTAAAAACCCCTGATCTATATCAGGGGTTTAGTTTTATTCTATATTTTCATTTGCCTTTTGCTCATCCAATTTTTCTATTTCCTTCTTGCCTCGTTTAAAAGCTATATAAAGTAAGTGCTGGCTAAGACCACCGATCACTACAGTAGTTACGCGCTGATAGATCATGATCCATTCTTTCCATGTCTTAGTTGATTTGATCTTTAAATCCATTTTATTGATATCAGCATCCCAAAAATCCGGAAATATAAAAATCAATATCAATAAGCCAGCAAAGGCCATTACGAAATTGCTAAATTCCTTTCTGAAATAAGCGCCAGCGGCTTCCCAGTAATTAATATTTGGCTTATGTCGTTGCAATACATGGATACTGACGGCTGCGTATCCAAATTGACCCACAAGCCACCCGACAATAATAATCTGAAGGTTACTCATTGGATTGTTCATTTATAGGGTGATCAATTTGTTTTTTACCATTGGAACCATTCATGTTTTGAATATTGGCTTTTTTTCGGTCTTTCCTATCCATGATATATTTGTATACATTCCATAAAAGCGTACTGAACGCAGCTAATATAGTAGCAATAGCGGCGGCTCCCTGGGAGGTTATAACAAATAAGACATAGAAGAATACGGTTATAACTGTTAGCATATTGGAGTCTATGTTATAGTTCATGTCGGGCGAAACCTTCATTTTATCAGATTTTATCATCATGAGAATGCAATTTTGTTGCCCGCTACTTAATTATATTGATACCAATTTTAATTATTGCCTCACCAAGTCTTATAGTAAATTCATTATTACCCGCCGGTAGTAATTTTAAAAGGTTAACAATGCCTCCTTCTATTTGAGCCTGCATAGTGGGATGTGGATCAACGTCTGGGTCTTCAATTACTTTTGGAATTTCATATCCATACCCTACAAATGGACTACCAGCACGAGGTTCATAATAATTATCAACACCTAATGCTACATCTGCAAGAGCTGGAATCTTAATATTATCTTCATCCGTAACCTTTCCACCGTTTTCCAAATAAATATATCTATTAGGATAAACCACGCCGCCCGTTGCAGCCGGTTGGATAAAAATATTTTTTCTAACAATATTTTGACCAGTGCCGCCCATTGCACCATTAACTCTAAAAGTAGTACTACCAGGCATGATCACAGTATTCCTTTCGAATAAAACTGCCAATGCATTTGTTCCCCTTAAACTCACACCTTCCATACCGGCTTTAACTACAAGGTTATTTTTTATAATAGCATCGGCGCCACCTTCAGCATATACCTGAATTCCATCTCCATAACCCTCATGTATATAATTATTAAAAACTCTAAAATTTTTAACCCTCCCGCCAATTAAAATTCCCGCATTATGTCCCCAGTTTTTATTAGCAGCCCATCCATATATTTCATTTCCAACCACGTCTAGGTTATCTATGGCAGCTGTCTGAATGGCATCAAAGCCAGTATTATATACTTTGCAATTCTCTATAACTACATTTCTTAATTTAGCGGGCTCTTTATAATTAGCCAAATCTGTAGTGGGTCTGGTATACATCGGCTGATTGGTCTTAATATTCCATAACGTAGCAGTATGACCGATATACATACCTTCTACATAAGTATTGCTAATTTCTAAATTATAGAACTTGAAATTTTCAAGAAAATTGCCTGCCCATGTTCTCGAATCAGTAGGAGATACCTCAGTCTTTGCCCATAATCCGGTACCACCATTTTTTATAACAAGATCACGAACAGTAAAATTATCAGAAAGGTCATCTATGCGCAGATTAAAATATGCCCCGCGCACACCAAAGCCATTTGTATCAAGGGCCGTAGATGTGCTTCCGCTTAAAGTGAATGCTCCCTTGTAAGAAGGAAAAATATTAACATATTTGGACCTCTTAAACACTAATCCATAGCTATATGATCCGCCGCTCCATTTCTCATCCCCTATTGAAAGTTTTTCTCCTGGTACATTAGTTATGTGTACGTTATTAATTGGATCACCATTTACATTAGAAAGAAGAACATCCTTTGGATTCCCGGTGATAAAAATCACATCCCCAGGTTTATAATTTTTCCCATCTACAATTATATGGCCGCCCGAATCTGGTTTAAGTGTATAATTCATAAATTAATTTTTATAGCCAATAATTCTATACTTAAATTTATCAAATGTGCCAGCGCTTGGAAAGAAGCTAATCGCATTCACATACGTGCTTGAGGTTTGTCTTCCGCCAACACTTTCCCGTATAATAGCACCCGTTGTCGTGAAACTGCTGATAAACTCGCCTTTATACATAGGTTGGTAGCTGGCATCATTGCAATGTAAAAGTTCGATCTCTCCTGAAGCAGAATGCCCGGCCACGTTGCTTATGTCCTGTACCAATGTGATATGGTCATCGGCATCGTCACCGTTCACCCCTGCACCGTTCGGGGTTATTCTCCAATTGATCAACCATTCGTAATCAGAAGCGCCGGACGCAAAACTTGAACCGCCATTATTACTGAACCTGGTACGAAGTTCAACTCCATTATTCGATACCTCTACCTTATCTAAGTAAATAACCACCCTATCATAACTACTGTATGCCGACAGGTTAATATCTACTGAAGATACTCCCGATGCAGAATCTTTCGTTATCTGCGTATTAACAGTAGGGACATACGATACTTTGTAATTGCTGCGGTTTCCTACCGGGTTACTATGTGTTATGTTCACTAAAGACAAAACACTATCCCCGTATTGCGCAGGGCGAATAACACCGCTCAATACCAATGAATCGTCACCAAGAACCTGAACGGTGCTATGGGTAATTGATATTCGGCTGTTATCCAAAACATCTGAAGTATTGGTATCCGAGACCAGAGATATGCCGCCTTCCCCCACACCTATGAGACCACGTAAATTCTCTCTGTATGTTATTATTTGCATAGCTTTCGCTCCTGCATCTACTACAAGTCTGCTAAACGCACTATCATTACCTAACCCGTCTTTGATATCCCGAGATATGTATAAAGGGTATGTTGTGTTAGTAGCATTTAATTGTATCAGTGTACTCGCTGGTCTACCTCCTGTGAATAAACTTGGTACCCCGTAACTGAATAAGCGGCCCAGTTTTATAGAATCAAAACGCAAATCTTTATTGTTCCAATTTTGAATGTAATCGTTATTGGCAGTAAGCGACGCTGTAGCTATATTAACGCTGTTTGACCATGCAGGTACTCCACCACTAACAGTTAGCACTTGTCCTGTTGTCCCTATCGGAAGCCTTGTTAATAAACTTCCTGAATTTCTATAATAGGTATCTCCCGTTGCGTCACTACCTAAATTTAATGATACTAGGCCGTTTTGATATAAGCCACCTGTATTCTGTAAAGTATAAGCACCTTGATCCGTGAAATTGCCTATGTTTATTTCCCCTGATCCATTCGCAGTTAAAGTGTTTGTCCATGTTATAGAACCTGCACCAGATGCAGCTCTTCTAATAGAAAAAAGATTGGCATCGGAAGCTAAACTAAGATTCCAGCTTGGATCACCTATCGAATACCGTTCCCAAGAATCACCATCCCATTTAGCATTTGCACTAATTTGAAATGATCCTACAACATTCTGTATTGATGCTCGTACATTGAATGAGCCGTCTACTAATTCCATTGTTCTTGAGACTGGCTTGTAGAAGCTAATGGAATCTTTTTTCAGTCTGGTAATTAAGGTATTATCTATGTAATTGTCTATTGGCGAGGCAGTAAGTGTTGAATGTATTCGAATTCCACCAGGTCCAGTGCTTTCTATTAAGCCAAGCCCATTATCCCTTGCAACACTACCAATGCCAACTGAAATACCTTGACCCACATCATTTAATATGCGCGTTCTTGCAAATGCCGAACTTCCTGTATTGGAATTTCTTAACATGGTAAATGCTTCGCCATTGACAAAACGGTCCGAATGTTCCGCAGGATAAAAATTATCAGCTATCATGTTACCAGACGAGAAATCTGGTACATCCACTCTACTATAGGCAGTAGTAAAATTATCTATATTATTCCCTGAGAACGACACTTTGGCAATACTCGTTAGTGATACCGCTGTATCACCCGTAAATTTCATAACGTTGCCAGTAATCGCTACTGAAGCGATTGTACCGCTTGCTCCATTGATAACAATGCCATCAGCGTTGGCGCTGTTAGGGGCAAACTGGTTCCCGGTAATCAGTATTTCGTGAAACTGGCCAGCATTAATGGCTCTTATATTAATAGCATCATCCAAATAATTTTCAAATGAACAATTACTGATCAATAAGTCAACCGTAGTTTGCGCGTTCAATAACACCGTTATGCAATTATTCTGAAGCGTATCTACTGAATTAGCATTGAATTTACAATCAGAAATCTTTAAACCACCGCCACTTTCTACATAAATAGCTGATGCAGCATTATGGTTACGGGGATAAAACCAACAACTGGTTAAAACCTGATCACCTGCGTCTGGCTCCAGGTCTGTTCTATGATATAAACCATATCGTACATACTTTGAGAAAAAAACATCCTCTATATAATATTCTGGTGAGACATTTATATACACGTTATCGTAAAATCCGGCAATTGCACAATGCATTATTTTTGTAGAAGGGCGCATGGATTTAATACCTGAGCCTTGCGTGGGTGTAGTTGGAGAAGTGTTTATTAACGAACAGTATTCAATAATGGTTCCAGAGCTGTCGAAGATAAACAAGTTGGCAGTATCAGATGTACAGGTGATTTTAGTTAAATCATACTGATGTTGCCTATTTCCTTGAGGCCCATTCCATCCCATAGCATTAGTGCCAGATGCGCCAATTATTCTACAAGTTCGCGTTACATGAATATTTCCATCAGTTTTAAAAGTACCAGGTCCAAAATATAATACTCCTCCTGTACTTGGAAGGGAATTGATTGCATTTTGGATTGCGGTTGTAGAATTTAACACACCTGTGGGATCGGCCCCAAACGTTCTCGCATCCACCCAATCTAACGTGTTCTCCCATGTAGCTGTTGTTCCATCAGTTCTTAATGTTTTGTATGGATTACCTGCTTGAGCAGGTAAATCATCCCCTCCAATGCCACAAATTGTATCTAACCCTATAACTATACAGGTATCGTTAATTTTTCTTGGTTTTCTAAACTGTGTTCTACCACCACCTATATTAGTTAGTATGCCAGTAGTATCTCTTGTACTATTTTTCAATTTAAATTCACCACTCCCAGCTACTTTTTCAACTACGACTGTATCTGCACGTAATGGTAATGTGCTTTGAGAAAAAGCGCATATACTAACAAGTGATAAGATAAAAATTAATAATATTTTCATACTTAAAAAATTATGGCGGGCACTTGTTGTAACCCGCCACCTGTAAAAGGAAAATAGACAGACGCAAAAATTATACAATTACACCACTATAATCAAAACATGTAAATATTCCTTGCGGCATATCATAAGGCGTAGGCACATCCCCCTCAGACCATTTTACAATAACATTCCATACTACCTCACTGGTCAAATCTTCTGTAACAGGATTTTTAGGGATAACCTGTACAGTGTTTTGCGTTAGATGAATCTGCGTTTCAGTTCTATACGCAAACCTGTAATTCCTACTATTTTTGATGGCGTTATAAAAATCAGCATTCAGTTTATAGTTCGGGTCGTTAAAAGTAGCCTGAAAGTTATAGCCCGTAAGCTTGGTCTGCTGATCGCCATAGCCCGGAACTTCTACCTCACTGCCGCCATCAAAACTGCCATTTACTTCAGGAATAATAATGATCTTCTTATTAGCAATACCATTTTCCCATTCATCCGGATTGCTAGGATCGGTAAATTCGAAATCGTTTGCAATAAAGGCGGCAGATCGCAACCTTCCATGTTCAGGAGTTTCGCAAGGATTGCAATAGTGATCCGGTATCGCTGCCGCACAACCGGCCGGATAATAAATTCCGTATGCCATAATCTTTTTTATTTTGCATCACACTCTACACAATTAGTAAAGCATGATGGGTTAAAAGTTATTCGAATGTTATAGTTGATCTGCATAATATATTTGCCTTCTGGTAAACGTGTTAAGGGCTCATTGGAACTGTATTCCTGTTGATATATCTGTTGAGTATTAGTATTAGCATTCCCAATTAAGACCACCGCTTGCTTTATATCCTTTAGCCCTTTTATAGCTACCGGCATTCTGGCCTGCAATAATAAAAGCATATCTGGCGGGTAAAGCATTATTTTTTTTCGATCCCAATACACGTAAAGACTAGATAGATAAGTATTTACAGCATCTCCATAATTTTCGCCATACCCGGTACTGTTATAAACAATAGTCGCATTGGTTATTTTGTGGTAAACAATAAAGGAATAAATATCATCTACACCGAGATATTTAACTTCATTATTAATATCTACCACCCCAGGCATGCTAATATATCCACTGCTCGTTTCCCTGGTTACGTTTTCAGCTAAACCATAAATCCTTTCATCAACATGAATACCCGCAATGCCCTCATTGATTATATCTAAAATCTTATATACCATTATTGTTTAAAGCTTGCGAAACTAATTCTTCAAGTCTAAGCTTCGCGTATTCAAGTTCCTTATCAGTAAGCTTGAAAATAATCCTGTCTTTAATAGCTTCTACCCATCTTGCCTTTTGAAGATTAAATCTGTTCTTAAAGCCTATGCCATATCCATCTTTTGTAGCGATTACTGCCCAATCATTTTCCAATTGCCTCGTTAAGCTCACTATCACTTTTGTATCACTACTGCGCTTATATTTCTTTTGTCGCAATAAAAGATATCGTTTTGAATAGGTCCCGATCTGACTACTGTCCGAAGCCTCCCCGCGCATGTGAATGCGTTGGGTCATTAGATCGATCAAATCGGTACATACTGGGCGCAGCAAATATTCCCTGTCTCTAAGTTTGGCAAGTTTTGTTTTAAGCCTATTTGCCACTTCTGGAAGATTTGTTTTTATTGCTATGGCAGCCATATTACCCTTTGTGGATTATTTGACTCTTCCATTTTACAGCAACCAGTAACATCTACAAGTTTTATAGCTATGGTTAATTCCTTTTCGTATTCTACCTGATAAAAATCTTTAAGCTGTTCAGCTAATTTATAATCAATAGTAGTATACCTATTTAACCTACTAGTGTATAGTCGGTAGATCATCAATTGATTGCCTAACAAATACATCCATGCTGTGGCAAGATATTCCTTATTATCGCATATCAAATCCTCATAATCACAACTACGAGTGATTGTATAGCACTTCAACAATTCAGAAATAAATCCTTGCTTAAATCTGGGCCACGCGGCAATTTGGGCATCCTGCCATACTCCCCAATAGGTTACCTGTTCGGCATCTGCTATTTTGTCAATACTTTCTAAACTTATACCCGGAAGAGTATTAATATATAAGTTACTTGCAGGTGGCTCTTCACCAGCACAAACCTGAAATCCTATATAATCAATAAGACAATTCTCCATATAAAGGAACCGCGCACACAAAGTATGCGCGGCATTTATTTATTAACCAGGATAAGCGTAGGAGCCTCCACCATAAGTATTATTACTAATGAAGTACTTTAATGTACCATTAGTATTTGCTAAGGGATCGGTTGCTTGGAATGCATTATCTGGTTGAGTCCACAAATGGAAATCCTTACCGAGGATAACTTGGAATCCACGATCTATTGTTTCGCCTCCTTCAATTTCTGTAGGACAATCGAAATATTTGATCTGCATATCTAGTACTAGATCACGCAAACAATCATCTGCGCAACCAAATTCACTGACCGGCAGAGGAAGTGTGGTAAAGAAGCTTTGACCACGTTGACCAGCAAATGAACCAACAAATTTATTACGGCTAATAAATTTCACGCTGCCAGGAGCAAAAAGACCAACACTATCTTGCCCCCAAATTGTCTGCGTGTCTTTATCAAAAAAGAAAGATGGGATACCTGCCGCACCCAAATTCATACCTGCAGCATTACAGCAAGCCAATGCACGTGCCTTATCATAAGCTGCGAATAAGCCACCACCAACCAAACAAGGATCACCACAAATTTCATTCTCGGAAATATCCTGCATCATTTCAACAATGCCATCATCCAAAATGAATTGATCCCCATTTCGGTTGATATTAATGAACTTGCCGGTACTGCTTCCAGTGGTAGTATTGGCACCAAATTCAGTAGCCTGAGCAGTAACCAAGGCTACATTAATTGATCTCATAAGAATATTTGCATGTTCTACAATGAGATCAAACACTTCATTCATAACTGGTGTAGGAGGTTGCCCAGTAGTACGCATACGGCTGGCATCTTCACAATATTGACGGATAAGATCATCCGCAATATGAAAACTTACTTGTCGATGTAAAAGCTGCGGGATAGACCACTCTAAGTAGCCAGGTTGGGTATTAATATCGCAATTGTCCTCTGTCTGCACATCCGTAAGTACAGGACGGCGGCGGTATTTAATATTCAAACCACGTTGATGGCCATTTTGAAAAGCGTCATTAATAGGAGATACACTACTGTTTTGGCAACATAAAAGCATAGCCAAAAAACCAGCTACATGCATTTTACGGCCGGGTGCGTTTTCACCTGCTATTTCATTGATGTGATATAGCAGGCTAGGGCAAAAGCCATTCGCCATAAAAAATATTTTTTAAGTAAAAAGTAAAAGAATTCGATCTTACATCACCTTAATACCGCCATTCTCGGACTTTTCAATATCCTTTTGGGATTTTTGAATAAGTTCCTGAAGTACGGGATTTGCTCGACGTTGACCACCATTATTATGGTTGCCATTGTCATTGTATTGGCCGTTGGCCCTATTGGAATTGTATTGCCCACCATTGTTATTGGTTGGCCGGTAGGAATTGTTATTATTGTTACCGTTATTATTATTACTGTTATCGGTAACCACTAACAGCTTTTCATCGGTTAAAACTTTATCTATAAAAGTTTTAGGAGTGAGTGGACGGTTATCATCAGTAAATAAATTGGTACCATTCGCACCCGCCAGGATCAAATTGTCATTGTCATCCATTTCCCAAGCTGCATTTTTAGTCTTCAAATGGTTAGAAATGATGCTCGACAATATTAAAGACTTGGTTTCTGGGCTAAGATTATCTTGGGTGGTTTTATAAGTACCAAGCAACTGCCTCAAAGCCACATCTATCTTAAAATTTTTAAGATTGGTTTTGTGCTGAGTCTCTAATGCTGCTTTTGCATCTTTTTCTGCACGTAGCTGATTATTTAACTCAACTATTTGTTCGTTCAATTTCTGGGTGTCGCCCTTGCTATTAGAAGCGGATTTTTTAGCTTCCAATTCCTTTAGCTTAAGTGCCAATTTAGCGGCTCG